ATGGCGAAACAAGCGAAAATTACGATGGAAAACGGCGCGGAAATCATCATTGATTTGTTCGAAAAAGACGCGCCGAACACGGTGGCCAATTTTGAAAAGCTGGCCAACGACGGTTTCTACGACGGACTGGTGTTTCACCGCGTGATTCCCGGTTTTGTCGCCCAGGGAGGCTGCCCGTATGGGAACGGCACGGGCGGACCGGGTTACACGATCAACTGTGAAATCAATCCGAACAAGCATGAGCGCGGATCGGTCGCGATGGCTCATGCCGGCCGAAATACGGGCGGCAGCCAGTTTTACATTTGCTATCAGCCGCAACCGCATCTCGACGGGGAACATACGGTATTCGGCAAAGTGGTCAAAGGCATGGAACATGTCGACGCGTTTCGCGGCCGTGATCGCATGAAGACCGTGACCGTCCAAGACGTGTGACCGGACCGGAGGCATACGAAGGCGAAAGCGGTCGTGGATGAAGCATGTGTACGGCGGAGCGAGCGTTGTTGCGAACGGGCGATCTGGTCAAATCGATTCGAATATAGTACAATACGTGTAAATCTGAAGTGACCTTCGGGGCGGGGTGAAAACACTCTGTTTCAAAATTACCAAGACCCTTGTTAGATCAAGGGTCTTGGGTTATAATTTTTCAACAAAGGGGGATTCTGGTAGGATTTTGGCAGGATTCTTCACTAAAAATACATATCACTAAATACAATTAAAGGATGATAAAAATGCCTATTTACAAAGACCCAAATGTCAAAAAGAACCCATGGTATTTTGCTTTTGAAATCAAAGATGAAAATGGGAAAAGAAAAACGATAAAAAAGAGGGGATTTAAAACAAAAGGAGAAGCTACGGAGGCAGAAATCGAAGTTAGAAACCAAATTTACAAAGGAACTTATGTTAAACCGTCACAAGTTTTATTCGGTGATTACATTCAAAATTGGTTAAAAACAAAACAAGACTTAGGTGATCAGGCTAGATATAATAATTTCAATATCATTAAGCACCATGTAAACCCCCATATTGGTCATATTCCTTTATCAAAAATTAATGTTGATGTTTTGGAAAATTATATCCATGAATTAAATCAAAAAAATCTTGCAAAAAGTTCAGTCAAAAAAATATTTACATTAGTTAACACTTCATTAAGGGCAGCAGTAAAAAAAGGGTTAATACCAAAAAATCCTGTAGATTTCCTAGACTCTAAACCAAAAGAAGGTGGTAGAAAGGTTAATTGCTGGACTAAAGAAGAGGTTGTTCAATTTCTTAATGGATTCGAACATAGGCAAAAAATTATTTTTATACTAGCAATTTATACTGGAATGAGAATTGGAGAAATTTTGTCATTGCAAATGAAAAATATCGACTTTGAACAAGGAATAATTCATATCAAACAAACACTTACATTTGATGCGAAAATTAAGGAAGGTGCTAAAACTGCATCTGGTAATAGATCAATTAAGGTGCCGAACAATGTATTAATCGAGATGAGAAAACATTGGGATTTAATCTTAAAAGAAAAAGAAGAAGCAGGAGATAAATACCAAGACAATGATTTATTCATTTGTACCAAAAATGGAACTCCCTTTACAAAACAAAATTGCTATAATCTTTTTCAGAAGCTTGTAAAGCAAACAGGAGTAAGAAGGATAAGAGTGCATGATTTAAGGCATACATGTGCTTCATTATTGTTTCAGACAAATCCACCTACCAATCCAAAGGTAGTTCAAGAACTTTTAGGTCATTCATCAATAAGAATTACTTACGATTTATATTCTCATATGATGCCAAACATGCATGAACAGGCTGTAAATGCATTAGATAAATTATTAAGCAGTAGCAATAAATCACAAGGGACAGGGGAAAAGAGTGAATAATCGATTCAAAGGGCTTATCAAATGTAAAAATTGTGGCAAAAACTATAAATTCAAAATGTTTCGTAAGAAGCCAGCATATATCTGCTCGGGTTTCGCTAACTATGGAAAAGAATTTTGTTCAAGCTTCTTTATCGAAGAAGAGGAGATCATCAACGTCATCATTCGTCATTTAGAAATTCATAAAAAGAAAATTGAAAAGCCGGTAGAGGAATATGTTAAACAAATAGAAGTAATAGAGGAGGGATACAGGATCATTTACAAAGATGGAACCAAATCTTTGATGAATGTGCCTAATGAACATGGTATGTTATGTATACGCTATTAAAAAAAGCCTCCCTCAAGTAATATGTCGTATAATGTCGAATTTAGGACAACAATGCAGATTTTTCAAATTTTACTTGAGGGAGGTTAATATATTGATATTATTGATATTTTAGACTTTAATTAGGACAACAAAAATCAGTTTATTTTGACGTTGGAGGGAGTAATTCAACAGCAGATTCAATAGCAAATTCAATAATTAATTTGTCATCCTCATCAATAGTAAAGCCCAATTTCTCTAAAGTGGCGATACACATATCAAACGCCATCTTCTTTTTATCTTCATTATCTTCATATGTAGCAATTACTTCAACAAAATCAACAATGTCTTCCACAACAACATGAATCACAATATATTTATCTTTAAAAGCTTGATCTTTACCATATTTCATAACTAAAATCTCAACAATCTTTAAAATCTTTTTAGATAAGTCGATACTATCTTTTTTGTACCACCCTTTTTTCTCCAAATACGGAACTAAAACAAATCCAATACAAACAATAACTGCCACCACAATAATACTATACAATGTTTCCATTAATAATTCACTCCTTTGCTTATTTCAAAAGTCCAGCGCGATCTAGAATCGTAACTAAGCGATAAAAATCATAACTACCATTGTTGGGAGTATCGATTAGTCCTTTTTGAACGGCATTTTCAACGGCTTGTTTTGCCCAATCAGGAATCGCCTCTAATTTTTGACGTTTTTCCAAATCAGCAATCTTTTTTTCCAATTGTTTAATTTGTTGTTGCAATTGTTGAATCATTTTTTCTTCTTCCTCCTTGTTTAATTTTTGATTCATTACTGTTTTGACTTTTTCTTTGAATGTTTTCCACTCATTTGGGTTGTTCACAAACCACCTGTGGCAATCTTTCCAACCAACCACCTCCTGATGTGTCCACAAATCCATAATTGGATCGAGTTTAAATTCAATGCAAAGGTCAGCACAACGTTCAACGAGTGTGTTATACGTTGCATCAGTCATTTTGCCTGTCCAGTCAACATGTGTACATTCAATTCCATATGTACAGTTGTTAGGGTACGGTTGTATTTTTTTAGATGAATTTGTATTTAGTCTTTCCCATGCAGCAGGAGTATAAATTTGTGTAGCCCCTGCCTTATAAGGTCGATTAGTCCCTACATGGTAGGCCATTTCATCTTTTGGAATACAAATAATGATATCGCCATTAAGATCAATAATTTCATGTGCTGAAGCATAAAGACTCTTTTTGGTTCTCAAAGACTCAAAATAATCTCTGTTATTTTTCGCTGTTGACATTGGATTTGCAACCCAATGCACAACGATTCCAAGTATTTTTTTTATTTTTGTTTGTGGCCTTGAATAGGGATTGGGAGTTAAATATTGCTCAATAATTTTATAAGACAATGATATCACCTCCTAAAAAAAATAATATATTATTTTTTAAAGTCTTCATTCTTTTTTTCTTTGAACCTCTTTTCTTCTTGTAAAATCTTGTCTTCAAAGAATACAAGGTGCTTCTGTTTAGCCTCCTTTAAGTTTTCATAAATCGAACGAATCTCAATCAAACCAAAACCAGAAAGAAATACATATTTTAGATATTCACCAATGTAAAATGCGTGATTGGCAGCAATAAATAAAATTGCATAAGCCATAATTTTACCAACAAATCCAGAGTACATTTTTTTGGATAAAATCGCCCTTTTATTTACTTTTTCTGCCCATACTCTTGATGCAATGTCACATAGAATTAAAATAAATGCACTCATTAATTCTTTGGTAGTAAGTCCAGTTAAATAGCAAATATATCCTACGATCACTCCCCCAACATAAAACAAATGATCTGTAAAAATCTTTACAAACTGGTCTTTTGTTGAAATTACCATAATTTTTAAGTAATCCACTACTAATACCCCTTCCCTAATTAATAAAACACGGGGTACTCCAAGTACCCCGTGTTAAAAACTCTTTATAATATAAAAGCATATGCAGTATTATATGGATCTTCTTGTACTATGAGTACGCTCTCTAGATCACTAATATAAAATACTTGAACGTTTAATCTTGTTTTTAAATCAAATGTTTCTCGATATGGAATCATAATACTTGACTTTAGGTATCCAGAACGCACAAATATATGACCATGAAAATCCTCGTTTTTAAATACGCTAATATTTCCATCCAAATCTTTTTCTCTATGTTTAATTGCTATAATATGGGACGGGAGATTTCCCCACCTTTTTTGTCTAACAGTTATACTCCCATCTATAGAACTTGAGAATACAACTGAGATACTACAATGAATCTTTGTACGAATTTGACTAATTGAAGAATTTAATTTACTCCACTCGGTTCTTCTTGCAATAACTGAACCGGACAGTAATGATTTATCACTTCGTCTTACTATAATATTGCAATAAATATCTGGATTGTTTACAAATAATTTTGAGGACAAATCTATTGGGAAACCTGTTTTCTTAATAGAAAAAGAAGAAGGAAGATTGCTCTTATCACTTCTTCTTACTTTCATTGTTGAATACACATTTTTTCTTATTACAGTAATGGATGATTCAATCATATAATTAAAATTGTAAATATGCATACTGGATACCAATTCTTTGTAATCCCATGTGGTACGGACATTTAATTTAGATGATAGATCTTTCCATCTGTTACTTCTAACAGTTAAACTCGCCTGTCTAACACTTAAATCCACACTTTTCGGAAAAGGATCAAAGTATTCGATCTCTAATTTTGGTTTAAATTGTGAATGTTCTCTACTACAAAAACTATAATATAATGGTATCGATTCATCAGTAGATCGAATCATTAAGCCATTATTTTCTGTATCTCCGTTGTACCATCTATTTACAACATCCAGTATGTCAATCTCAATATAACCCTTTGTACTACCTACTGTCAAAGAAGCCACAGTATTTGTAGCCACAGGCTGATTTGCCCATGTTATTCCTAATTCCGTCCAGTCTTCTAATAGCTCTTTTATTTGTATTTGCAATTCCGGTTGAGAATCGTAATCAAAATATAACTTTAATATTGCCTTTGTTATCCTCATTTTTTCAGGAATATGATTAAGGTCAAATTTAATAAATGATCTATATATATCATTTAAATCCTGACTGTATCCAAACAAAATTTTCTGTGTTGTACCATAATTCAGTCTCGGAACACTTGATCTAACAAAGGCATCTTGAATCGTTGCGGTTTCAACTGTGATTCTTGGCGGCGGTATTACATCCACGATACCCGTCATTTGCCCTTTAGGATTAACAGATAAAGTTGAAAACAATTGTGAAACTTGTTTTACATCAATTTGTGAATCTAAATTCAATGTATATACAGGAGAAATTTCAACTTTTCCCGTCATTCGACCATGAGAGCGAATATTAATATTACTTATTAACGAATTATTATAAAGTACGTACAAATTGGATAACTTATCATATCCATAAAATCCATTTTCTAATTTTTTATAATCACTATTAATGTTTATTGATGATGTTAAATCGCCAAAAATTGATAAATCTTCAATAATCAATACTGGTCTGAATCCATTAACAGAATTTGCAATACTCGATGCTCTATCTGTATAATAACTTCCAGCACCAGCATTTCCTCTGCACATTCTATTAGAAGCTGAGTTGGTTGGTGTAGTTGAAGTCCAAGATGCAATTCCATTCCAATTCCATACCGCATTGTCTCCCGCTGTAATTGTTCCATTTAAAGTAGAGTTAACAATATATTTGCTCCATTCATTGTCTGTGTCTGTAGAAAATATGCCACCAGTAAGAAGTCGAATCGTGTATAAATAATTATTAGAAATGGGTTTAGTGTTAATAGGATCTATTACATCATTGTATATTTCTAACTCATCTAATATTCCATTAAACATCCTTGCTGTTTCGGTGTGACCAGAAATAGAAAGATTTCTAGTAGATGCAGATGTTTCTATTGCACTAGAAGTTCCAGTTACATGAGGGGTTGTCATATCATCAATATACATTTTAACCCCGTCTGTATTGACAGTACCATCCCATGTTAACAAAATATCATGCCATTGACCATCACAAATATTTTTTGTTCCAGTGACCCTAAAACTTTCGGTTGTTCCATTGTAAAGTAAAAATACAATAGATCCATTAGTTTGAACAGCAACATTAGTACCCTTTTCAGCAAATGAAATTGCATTCCAAATTATGTACTCTGCCGCAGTAGGAATTGTAGACTTCTTAATCTTAAACCTGATACTTTTTTTTCCTAATGGTATAACTGGAGAATTAAAAGTTATTTTATCTGTTCCACTAAAACTTCTAGCATTTCCTCCATTATAACCTGTAACTATCGTTGTTCCAGTAATGTTTCCATTTCTTCGACTTAATGAATCAATTAAAATAGAACCACTTTCTTCAAAATGATACAGAGCTTCAAGCCGTTCTTGAATATTATATTTTAACTGTAACCCGCTCCCCGATGCCACTCCTACTGTATTTAATGTGTCCCATGAAATAGAATGTTGAATATTTCTATCAGCTATTAATCGTTTAATTCCATTCCAATCTTCAACCATTATGAGATAAAAATCCCCATCTGGTGTTGCTGTGGATGTAGCAGGAATAAAATCTGAAGTTTCTTGTCCCAATCTACTGAATGCACCAAATTGATTGCTTGACGCATTATAGTGGCAACGAATACGTTTTCCAACTTCTAAATCTGAAATATCTAAGACCTCATCAGAATGAAGAAGTCTCCCATTTTCATCAATATCTACAGCGTCCCATAAAATGAGTTTATTTACTGAAGCATCATTAGGAACAATAATTTCAACTTTATGTCTTCCCCACATCAATCCTGTATATTCAAATACTAATACACTTGGGAGTGCTGATGTCGCATAGTCACTATACGTATTAACAAGTAAATCATCGATATAAACAGGAATGCTATCGTGTCTATTAGAGTATCGTTGCATTACAAATCTGATGTTGCTTCCAATAAAATCAAATCTTACTTTATCTCCTCTGACCGCTGAAAACATCCCTTCTCCTTGATAATATTGAGAAGGAACATCAGATAAACTATACCAACCAGATCCTACATACTGAAAGGCTGAATTTTTATTATCGTACCTTTTCCATCCCGGCTCAGGAGATGTAAGTCTAGATCCAACTGACGCTATAATATAGCCAATATCATCAATATCAATAGCATCTAAATGAAAAAATTGACCTTCAATATTTGTGTAAATTTCTACTTGATGAATATCATAATTCAGTCCAATTTTTTCATATACCAATCTTTGAAAATTAGCGTCTGTAGATGATCTTACTGAAAAATATTCTATTTCATCATCTATTTTTATAACTACACTTGTACTGTATTTTTGAGAAGAACTATACATTGGAGAAATTATTCTTAATTTCGTTCCTTTAAATTTAAAAAAGATTTTTGAATTTACACTATTAGAATATACAGTTGATCCTCTATAATGAGATGAATTTGACCAAGTTGACCATGTTCCATTATATGCTATACCATCGCTATTATTATCGTATCTTCTCCAACCAGATTCAGGAGATGTAAGTTGATCGCCAATATTAGCCAATTACCTTACACCTCCTTATATTCCAATACTGGTCTAAAGCCGACTAAATTAGTGTTAATATTATATGTTTCCCACGAAATTTGAAAATCATTATTTCTACCTCTTATTATTCTTTTATCCGATGTGTTAGCTACATTCTCTCCCGCCTTCATTCCTAGCATTGCTGTTTCCTGACACCAAGTATAAACTCCACCGGAAATATGATGAAAAACATCATCTAAAGTTTTTCCATATTGAATTAAGTTTCTTGGAAAGTTTGCGATATATTTATCCCATTCATTGTTAGCAGGCCATCCTCCATATCCTTGATCAGTAGTTGAACTATTTCCAAATCTATCAGAGTATGTAACTCCTCCTGAAAGAGATCTGATAATATTTATTTCTTTCATCATTTTTATTCTATTTATAATAACATATGGCCCCCCGTGATTTTCTAAAACTCTAATTCTGTATGATAAATAGCTAACATCATTATCTATTGAGAACCCCCTTACTTCGTTTACACTCCAAGCTGGTTGATTATTTTTTACATCTAAAATCTCCCAAGATATGTTATCATGTGAACCCTCAAATATCCAACTTTTAGGCGATGATGATATATCAGCAGAGTTAAATGTTGCTTTTATTGTGTATTTTTTTATAACAATTGGATTTTCAAATTGGTAAGAAATCCAACCAGTTTTAACTCCATTAGCAGTATTCCACGGATAAGGGGTGCTAGAATCATTACCACAAAATGCATTCCAAGCATCATAAGAGCTATTATAAATACTACTAGCACTAGCTACTCCACTTGGAGTAGTATTACTTGTCATTGGAGGAATCGCACTTACATCCCAAGGACACCCTTCTATATATTTTGCTCCATTTAATACATTCCATGAAATACTATGTTGTACAACTCGGTCAGCAACTAGCAATCCTTTATTAACCTTTATAAAATAAAAACTGCCATTTGGTGTTTCCGAACCATTTATAGGTATTTCTGTATCAATTTCTCCACCTAAATTACTGAACGCTCCGCCTGTTCCACTATTGGCTTGATAATTGCATACTATATAATCACCAATTTCCATATCTTGAATTGTTGTACGTAAAACCCCCGTTGTCGCTGGTACAGGCATATTTATATCACATCCTTTTCCATTGTATTGGAACACTAAAATAAAACAAAAAACCTGCCATTAAGCAGGTTCAGCTTTTGCTAAAATATTAAAATAACCACCAGTCATAGCAAACTCATTTGATTTTACTCTTACATAAAATGAAACATCTTCACCGTCAGCGTATGTCCCATTAAATCTTAATATAGGCTCAGGAATAAATGGATTTTGTGTTAAAGATATTTCAACTTCTACATGATCTGCAATATTTGGATTCTCGACATGAACTTGTAAATTATTTATATCAAAACCAGAAAGATTGCGCAACCATACCCTTTGTGGAGTAGATGTTTGTCCTGCGATTAACAAGCCAATATTTAAGTATTTAAATACATTTCCTTTTTCATCAGCATAAATCCCATCTATACCTGTTCCATCATGAAATAAGAGTAAAGGTTTATTAAGCCATTTAATTGCCAATTTAGGTCTTATTGAAATATTAGAATGAAATGGAGATGCAAAATGAATGTAATGAGTAATTACTCCTCGCTGATAATTAATAGTAAATCCATAAAAATTTTTACTAAGCGCATTTTTTAAATCGATTCTTTTCCACGTATTAGCACCAACGCTATTAGGTGGAAATTGCAAAAATGTTTGTTCACTATCTCTACTTGGTTGCTCACCATGACTCCATGGTCTTTCTATTGTATTAAATGTAACTTGATAAGAAGAAGAACCATTTCTGTTAATACAATATAAATCAAGATAAAAATCAAGTATAACAGTATTAGAAGATAACTCACTTTTAAATTGCTCAATAATTTGATAATATATCGCAGAATACCATATTGCAACGCCTGATGACATATTCATACCAAAAATTTCATCATTATGATTGCCATCACTTCTATACATTTGTACTCCAGTTTGATCCTCAATAATAATCGAGGGGTCTATACAAACAGGATAGGCACTAGTTTCCAAAAACTGTTCATCAGTTATTACAACAGTAAGTGTTTCAAATTCTCCATCATGTCCAAGAACATACTCTACTCCATCACTTCTAACACCATTTGCATCAATCATATAAGGTTTATCAAGTTTTGAAATTATTTCATTGGTGTCACTATTTAATATTGCTATATCACCATTATTTAATTGCGATACTGTCAATCCATGCATTTTTAATGTAAATGTAAAACTTTTTTTATCCGTAGGACTTTTTATTATTATATTTTCTTTTAATCTATCATTAATAACCAAATATTGAACATCAATATTTGGATAACATTCGATATATGTATATTCATTATTATTAATGGTTTTATCAATTGGGTGTGCATCTTTAAGTTTCAAATTTACCCATCGTTCAATTCCATTTTCATCAATAGTTTCAAAGCTAACCAAATGAATGTTTTCTTGCGTTGTGTCGGTAAAATATGCACGATAAATATTTTTTACAACAGCATCAGTAAACTCCCAAGTCATAACAGGTTCTATTGAAGTATCAATTTCTTTCCATTCGCCTGTTTCATCTTTATAATGGATTGGGTATGAATAAATTTCTTTTTGAAACTCACCATTCCCCAAATAAAATGTTTTGGAATAAGCATCTCTTTTTTTAATTACCTCAGTCGCCACGTAATTTCACCCCCAACGCCTTCAGATAAAGGTGCATCATATTCATCAATTATCCTACCGTTTCCAATGATTAATAGCTTTCCATCCATCTTTTTGTTAGCAACCAATTTTAAATGAAATGTTGCTTGTTCGTTATAAGGAATCTGGCATATAGCTTGGAAGTTAATATTTATCCCATCTCCATATTCATTTTTTGTTTTATAACCAAAATTATATTGAGTAATACGACCCATAGATCGTCCAGTGCTTAAATTACAAAACGATTCAGCATTTTTAAAAGCGATAATATCATTGTACAATTTACTTACTCCACTTAAAGAATAATTTGTATCATTGTATCGATAGATAAAATTAAATATCTTTCCTTGAATGACAAATATCCCTCTATATACCTCATAAAATAATTTGTGTCCACAGCCTATTAAACCAAATCTTATAATGGATTTCCTATCTATATCATAAAAACTATTTTCCTTATGAGTTTTAAAATCAAATTCGGATAAATAAGACCCATTAGCATACTCTGCCAACCAAATAAAATCCTGTTCTACTGGTGAATATGGATTAACAAGATGAAACATAAAAATCCTCCCATTGTATTGTGAGTGTAAATAAAAAGGCATCCCCATATATTATTTGAGGATGCCCATAATACTCGTATAAAATTGTATTTTGTCTTAAATGTATTGATAAGCAATCCTTGTTAGAAAGCTAACATTTCCTGCTGTAGCCATAGCAGGAACATCAGCAACTAATGTTACTTTGGCAAAATTCGCTTTTGTAGCGGCAGTATTCATATTTCCATCATTGGCTGCACCAGAAATGATGCCGGGCGTGCCCTCCGCACCAATCACTTTTGTAATAAGTCCTCCAATCCCATCATTAAATTCCGTTTCGCCCAATGAGTCCACTCTTACTTTAATCCACTTATCAACAACCAATTCCCCTGTGTTTCCTCCTGCATTATCTTTCGTTGTAATCGTACAGTTTGTCATGTCCGATAATGGACTTGAACCGCCTCTATTATTCCAAATCAAAAATGTTGTCGGTGCAGAAACAGTTCCCGCATCAACAGTACCAATATTCCATTCAGTTACTTGTGCTGTATTATTTGCATTGTACCAAAGTACTTCAGGTGCTGGCATAATTATCATACTCCTTTTTTATATTTTAACTTCAATTTGTACAACAAAACTCCCCATTTCAACATCGGCTTGAAACAAGTTAATTCTAAAATAATCCCCTGCTTGAACTTGGGGGTTATGAATAACATTATATGTACTTTTATTTTCACCAACTGCAAGAATAATATCGCACACATTTGACCAATTATTATTTGACAGAAAATTTGACTCAGATATTTTTTCTATATTCATTACTGTGTTTTGTGTAACGCCTTCCGTTACACAAAAAGCATAAGCAGAAACAATTTCTCCATCAAAAGGAAAGCGAATTACCGCTCTTTGAATTCCAAGTACTCTTGTATTTGGAATTACAAACACCATTGTTCTATATTCAAGTTTTTGGTGAAATTTTGTATAATCATCCGAACTCATAAGACCATCAGTTGTTTCGGATGCTAATGGGATAACCCCACCTGTCCAATTTTCAATTAATTCCCAACCGCCACCATTAATTCCATCAAATCGATAAATATCACCAGTTTCTTTAACCATAACTCGCCAACCATTTTTAGGATTGGGGTATGTAGTGGCGATATCTTCAAAGGTATCAACAGGTTCCTTATAAATAATGATGCTACTATCTCTAGCTTCTCTTGCCTCTTGAGCAGCCATTAATGCTTGTGTTCTTGCCCAATTTGCATTATCAGTAGCAGTATTGGCATTATTCGTTGCATTAATCGCATTCTGAATGATGACTTGAAGGTTATCAATGGCTAATTGTGTTTGATCTAGTTGGTTTTTTGCTTCATCAATAATATCCTGTAATGTCTTCACAATATCTGGGCTTCGATGTACCATGGCATAGACTCTAGAAGCAGGATACATAATAAAGCCGCGACCATAATATTCACATAAAAAGGTTTTCCCTTCTTGCGAAGGATGAAATTGCACGACTCCATTACTATAATTAACTAAGAATTGGCTTTCACCTATTTGTCTGACTCTTTCATAGGTTTCTTGAGAAATTTCCGTTAATCCTGATATTTTAACTTTGTGAGATTCAGAAGGAATTTCTAATAATGTAATAATGTTATTTATTACTGGCAACGAATCATACCTGTGCTTATATGGGTCACTTGCATCTCCCTTTCGCCAATGGTATACAACGGGATCATTAAATTGTAAGTATGTTTGTATTGCCAATATCTCACCTCCTTAATTTAGCCAATAAATACATTGCTACTTCCTTCTTGAATGGTTGTTGTATTTCCCAAATGTGTTGTTACTTGTGAACCAATAACTGCTACACTTTGACCACCAACATATACATTCGATGAATTGCCAATGGTAATTTGACCGTAACCACTTCCTGATGTTCCGGGTCGTATGTTTCGATATTGGGTTGTGCTTGTATCTGGTGGAACAGAAGGATCAGCAATCCAAGATTCGTTTGTTTGGTCGCCAACTTTAGCTATGGGTTTCCCATTTACATAAACATTAGATGAAGTAACTACTTCGCCATTAATTTTTGCATGAGTACTACTTGAACCGGAATAAACCCAATCATAGACAGGGGGAACCCAGTAGATACAATTGCCATCTTCATCATAAGCACCACAATATCCCCCGCCTACTTGTTGATAAACATAAATGTCATATGTAACATGATTGTTTTTTACTGACTCAACAATTTTTGATGTGTTAAATGCTACCCCTGCCATAATTTCCTCCATTAAATTAAATAACCCGCCTTTTGGCGGGTTATTAATCAAACTATTTCAGATTAATATAAAACGGAATTATATCTCTTGGCCCATTAATACTAACGTTAAAAATTACATTTTCACTATCAACATCAATATTACCCTTCTGAATAATTCCATTTTTAGTTTCTCCGGCTAATATAATATCCTCAAAATCTTTATCGTTAATAGTTCCAGCAACCTTAGCTTCTTTTCCGCTTACGTTATGATTGGCTCTCATAGGATGAGTAAAATATACTCTAATATAATCTTCTCTATTGTTGGTTACAGTAACTTCAAAATCAGTCGAAGTTTCAGTGATTGTAATTGAATGAACTGTAATTACTACCCCATCTTTTTCTTTTGTTTGTGGCAATTTTGCAAAAACAAACTCATCACTATCATTTGTTGTTAAATTTTTATTGCTATTAGATTCTTCAATGACATTTTCGTTTTCAATACTTGTCAGTGTAATCACCCCTTCACCAGTACCGTCAAATTCTACAGAATGATTTGTTAATTCTGCGACTTCACGAACTGGCAAATAAGTAGTCCCATTATTAATGAGAAGTGGTTTATTTTTTAAGGTCACTTCTTCACCATTAAGAATGATTTTATAATTTTTCACCTTTACTGATTTCACGACAAATTCTTCTGCTGCGTAACTGACACCTGAGAAAAACAAAGCCCCACAAAGAAATGCAATGACAATTTTCTTCATAATCTTACTCCCCTTTCCATGCTTTTCCTAAGATTATTATAGCACAGAAAGATTATTTTTGTAAGCATAAAAAAATAAATTATTAATTTAAATGTATACTTGAACCATTTAGTTTAATTTGACCAGTTGCATTTATATTAATTGCGCCAGTAATATTCATATTTAACCCCGTTGTACTCAATGTAACCGAACTACCATTATGTAATTGAATTAAGATGGAATTACCATTTTCTGATATAGATATTTTTGAACCAGTAGAATGCTCCAATACAACTGCTCCATTTTCAGCAAATATTCGTATTTGCGAATCTTCAAAAAATATATTTCTCTCATATTCTGTAACACGAGCATAATATGTAAACTCCCATAAATCAGTATATTTATATATAAATGATTTTCCTTTATTTCCTGTTCCTGAACCTTCTCCCATCTGTATATAAGGATAAGCGCCTAAACCAGTTCCATCAAATCCAATTATTAATTTCTCATGTTTGTTAATATTTAAATTGTATACGGGATAGGAAGTAACTTTGGTAGTAACCATTGATTTACTCGCATCTGTCCAATATAACGGCGTTCCATCGTTGGTTGTTGCTTGTGCTCTCGAAGTAATTTGACCTGTTATCCATTTGGCTGTGTTATTTTCTGCGTTAATAAAATCAACGTACATACCAACTGTATCTATTTTCCCCAATGTCTTTAGTTTATTAACTGTTAAATTAGCAATAAATCCGTCATCAGCCGTAACTGTATTAACTATAATATACTGTGCAGTTATTGTACCAGCACCAATAATATCAAAATTATTCAAGTATAACTTTCTTTGTTCTGCATCTATTAATACTACATCTTCTGTCGCTCCACCAAATGGATCGGTAACTATTTTCAATCTTTTTGCTACTAGATCTTCTGCATGTAATATACCATTTAAATCTACGTAAAATTTCTTTGTCCAAAGGCTGCCATTATTTCTTTCTATGCTTATTCCTTCTGTGGCATTAAGTTTCGTTCTTATTAAATTGTCACTTCTTTCAACTAAAATCCCATTCTGTGCATCGATCGTAACCTTATTATAAGGAACGCCTAATAATAAAGAACTATACTTCAATGCATCAGTAATTTCATTAATAATCCTTCTTGCTTGGTCATAATAATTTTGAAATTTTTGAGTAAATTCCGTTCTATCTACGGTTGTGGTTTCATTCATATTTGCTAACAATGGTGTTATGTAATTGCCTAATTCTACATAAGCCGCTGTAAATGGAGGAATGTTTATGTGACTGATTGTTCCACCATCTCTAGCTGAATATTGATATTGCTGTGCTTGATACAATATTTTTTGATACTCCGTTTGTATGGTTTCCCATTCTTGTTTAAGAGTTAATTTTTCAATTGGAGTTAATTTTCCATCCGTAATAATCTGTTGAAAGCGACCAATATTTAAATAATTAGTATTTGAATCAAGCAATAGATCGTCAAAATCATTTACAATTCTTAATCGTTTTGCTACTAAATCTTCTGCTCTAAATTCTCCTGATATATTGAAAAATAATTTTTTAACCCATGCCCCATTTTCAAAACGTTCAATTCCAATTCCTTCAGTGGCATTTAATTTACTTCTAACTAGTCCATCGGAACGAGTTACAATAATTCCGTTAATAGGATCGATACTGATCCCATTACTTAAAGTACCTTCAACATAATCCAGCCGAATTCCATTTCCATGAAAATAACCATCTAAGTCCAACCAAACCATATCAATATAGTTTAAACCGGATTTACGTTGAATTTTAAATCCATCATCTTCGGTCATAAAAACCCTGTTGACAATATTTGTATCATTACAATTGTCACTGGAATAACGATTTAACATGATGCCAAATTTATCTGGATTTTCCTCAATTAACCCAAATTTCATAACTTCGCGATTACAACGGTCTGTGATGGTGGCTTTAGCCCCATGAATTTCTAAGATGCCGTCGTCATCGCCAATGGTGACACGTTGGGTTAGAAGGATTTTCCCAAATAACCGTTCGGCAATAATTCCATCTGGTGTAATAGCCGTTTCATATCTTAATCCGCCTGATCTTGTAAGGGCCAATGCTCCATGTGTTGCCCTCAAAAATCTTAGCGAATCATTGGGGTCAAATATAGTTAAACCGTTTCGGTCATACACTACATATTCATTGCTGGCCATATTAATTTCGTTGGTAATTTTATCCCACAGATTATCAAAAAGTTTACTGATTTCGCTTACATCTGTAACCGCTTTTCCCCATTTATTTTTCTCTAGACTAACCGTTGTTGATGTTCCAATACTTCTATATATGTACCTCTCTAACTTTCGATTTTCATCACTAATATCTTTTATGTTAGCGATTCTGAGTTGTATATTCCTGTCTTCAAAATCATATGATATCTCAATTATTTTCGCAGTTACTTTAGTGTTCATTCGTTCATATACAACAGTAACATAATCCCCCAAAACCAATTTGTCCCAATTGCCTTGTTCTTCAATAACTTCTTTAAAATTCACGATATCAATATCAATAATCATTTGGGGCTTTTTAAATTCTTCAAACTTTTCTTTAGTTGCCTCATATAAATCGTGAGGGTCAATATAGTTTTGATCTTCAAACTCTCGTTCGATAATATAATTGCTTAGTTCATCCAATTGTTCTGTTGTAAAATTGTTTTCCATTGCCAAGATATTTCTAAGAGCTTCAATGTCATTATTTACGCTCTCTATTTGGTTATTTAACGTGTTAATTTCTAATTGCTTTTGAGAAATTTGCATCTGTTTATGGTCTAAACAATACTTTTCGATTAATGCATTCTCGTTACTCAAAGTGTCATATTCTTGTGTGGTAATGTTAGCAATTTGAATAAACACATCTACATTCGTAGCTGTTCCGTTAACATTTAATGCAATTGTACTCGTATTTTTAACCTTGCCCAATACTACCCAAGAACCCGCAGATAGATTCCTTTGAATCCCATCCAAACTAACTGTAATATTAGATGTTTGTGAAACTTTGCAAAGTACAACATAGGCATATTCAGGGCGTTTTGTCTTTTGGCTGATCGCAACAGGTGTCCCATTATACACAAATTTATGAAACCACATATTTTCGTCAAACTGTTGCGCGAGAACGATCTCATTAATTTGCGCTTCTTGGTTTTTCAACGTAACCATTTCAATTTCTTTCTGACTAAGTGTGGATTGTAGGTTTTCTTTGTTTGTAAGATATGTATTAAATTCATTTTTCTTAGACTCAACTAATGCTTCATAATCCAATAGAGCATGGCACAATGAATCAGACATGTAATAACTGTGTTGGATTACCTGACCATTGGCATCACGTTCAAAAGGGTACATAAAATAGGAAAAATCTTGGATATAGTTCTGTCCAATTGGATTTACTCCATTAATGGACATGCCATCTTTACCAAATGCTTTTAGACGAGTGACCATCTCATCTGCATTGGACTCTTTTCCCATCGTCTTTAAATAATGGCCATACGAAAACTCAATTCCTCGATGGATGCCATGAAGTTCCGGTTTTATAAAACTAACCAAACGATTTACCGTATCCCATTCGATAACCGCATTGTAAGTTTCACCAATTTGGTAAATCGCATCCAACACCGAAGTATTAGAAAAATCAAATGAACGATATGTGGTTTCAAAATCAGCGTCTAGTGTTCCAATTCCCCAAGGGGTTTCTGCAAGCACATCTGTTAAAACATATCGAATATCCTTGGCTTCAACTTGATATCCTCGTAATAATTTATTTTTTAATTGATATGCTAATGAATAACAAAATACAGTTTTTGAATCTCCCTCTTCATCCATGCTATCTGTTATTTTAACAATAATAAACCATTCTTTATAGTTACCAAACTCCATATAAATTAAGTATCTTTCTTTTAGTAAATCAACATTTTTATTTTTTACAAGTTGATGATTGATATCTATCTCAAAAGGAATATCAAACTCCAAATCATTCAACTCAATTATTTTACTATTAAACCTTATATTATATGCTTCTGATAACTCAGCAATAATTTCTCTATTTGGCCTAGTTAAATAAAGTCGCGGTTGCTCTGGTTTTTTGTTCCAATCAATAATCCCTAACAAAATTTCACCTCCTTTTATCTCAAATATTTATATTGATATCTAAATTGGATTTGTGCATTCCCCACCACACGCAATATATTTTCACCATAAACAAATTCAAGATATTCGTTATTGAAATTGCTATACCTATATGTCATAGGCAAACTGGTTTCAATATATCTGCGCTCTCCATGTATATATAACTTTTCACCATCTAACAAGTTGGTAAATTTAAATTCTTGGTTGCCATTGGAAGTATTAATAATCGAAATATCGCCATTCCCCGTTTTCGTAATCCATATTTCCGGATAAATTTTTCTGTCTCCCTTATTTTCAAAATAAATAATGGGCTCAAAATAAAAAGTAACCTTTGTTAAGCTTGGGCTTAAGTTAGCCTCATTTGTACTTTCGAAAACACGGTATCTAAATTTAACGTTTTTTAAAGAGATATGACTTTCTAAATCAGGTATCATTCCACCGTTCTCAACTTTTTTCCAGTCTGTCCAATCATAGCCCCCATCAAAAGATACACTGGTTTCAATGGCAATATTCGTTCCTTCTGGTTCATTACTTTCCCAAGATATATTTGTAATTGCTCCATCTCCATCTAGATTCAAAGTAAAAATCGGTGATACACGCATACCTCTAAATTTTGCTAAATCTGACCACTTAGCCATTTTTCATCATCCCATACTTATTCAATTTTTCCAAATGGTCGAAAATGTGCTGCTACACCTTTTTCTTTCCATGTCACAATACGATAACCAACCCAAACGACTTGATTGTCATTTACTGATTCACCATCAACTATCGTCCATGTAGGTTCAGAAATTCCAGAAAGGCCTGCAACTGTACAAACATAAAATCGATTATTCTCTATAGATGGAAGAACTATATCACCTTCATTATAGTTTTTAGATGGAGTCCAGTATGAATATCCGTAAATATCTCTAACTGTTTCACCAGAAATCGTTGGAAATGATGGAACATTTACCCCACTATATCCAGATTGAACACATTCATAATAGTGACCATTATCATTGGGCGGAATGATCAGGTCGCCAACTGAATATGAAGTTAGGCTATTCCAAACTGGTGCAGCCATCCCTTCACGAAGATTTACCCAACCAACATAATCTCCAATGGACGGATTCTTTTTATAAACACGTCTACTTATTTTCCAAAAACCACTAGCAGGTGCTTCATCCATATAAATATCAGCAATTTCATCTAGTTTCGAAAAGTTGTTATATAAATCCATGATCGTTTGATGAATTTGATCTTCAATTTCAGGTAATATCAAACCGATGTTAGAACTTACACTTGACACAAAATCACCTCTTTGCTTATAGATCTTTCCATTGCGTAGAAGACGGTAAGTCTGACCATTTCGTTTTATTCGGATGTAAAACAAGTCTTCCATTTGCATCTACAATCAAATTGTTTAATTCCCCTTGACTCATATTTGAGTCCTCTATTGTTTGTGGCGTTTCATTCCAATCATAAATTTTGGTCAGGCTCAGGGGGCTGTAAACATAAGGGCTGTCGCAGCGCACCGTTAAATTGATGTAACCTTCAGATAGGCAGTTGTGAATTAATGTAGGGTTATCAACGAAAAGAGCATAATAGATTTTCTCAGGTTCATCCGAAAAGATGAGCGGCTTATAATACTCATGATCGGTTAGCCATCTTGCCACTTTATTGATCAATTCTCTATTCCATCTTTCTTCAAAAGCAAAGGATACATTAAATTGTAAAGGCTGACGATCAATCCCTTGAAAATATGGCCTGTCATTGCCTCTTATCGATGTTTCCCTTATTTCTCTTCCTGCGACAAAGGGTTCCTCTTGCATCCCTGAGCTAATGTTTACATTAATGATTCCAAAGCTATTTGATGGTATGCCATCAAAAATAAAGTATTCGCTTGAACGAATAGCCATATCTCCACCACCAAAGAATAAATTTAAGGGACTAGATATTTTCTAGTCCCTTAATTATTTAGTACAACTCCTCTTGCTGTTAAACGCTTAACAATCGTTGATGCAACATCTTCCGCACTTTTACGATCTCCAGTTACCTTATCAATATAAATATTAATATTATTTATTCGATTTCCTTCACCAGTTCGTTGATTAATCAAGTTTGCAAGATTAAAACTACTCAGCATTTTCGATAATGAATCAATTGGATTCTTTAACACCAATTCACCATGCTTCAATATACTAAGTTCTTCATTATTTTTTAGATTCAATAATTTGTGAAGTTTTTGAGCCAATGAAAATTTACTTGGATCTCCAACTACTCCACCTTCATGATACAAACGTAATCCATCTTTATACCAAACGCCTTTTGATTTATATATATTCCCTCCAAGAAACTCAGCATATTGCTCATTTATTCTCTCTAGTTCTTTGCGCTGCGCATCTGAGGCAAAAAACCATTCTTCGCTATTCTTTTTCATTAGTTCAATGATTCTTTTTTCAAAATCATTTTTTGGTTGATAATATTGACTTTCGTCTCTTGGTTTTGGTGCTGCTGGATTTGAGTAATCTATTGATTCAAGCATCGATTGTGCTTGTTGTAATTTTTTTATAAAATTATCATCAATGGATTGTCCAATAGAAATCATATGACTTTCAACTTGATTTTTTAACCCTGCAATACTTGTATTAATATTTTCTATTTTGCCATCAATAATATTCTGTCTTAAATCCATAAAAAACTGATCGTTTTTCAATAATTCTTCCCAAAACTTCTTCTCGTCCTCTAATTGCTTCTCTAATCTGTTCTTTATGGTTTCATGTATTTTATCTTCGCTTTTCTTAATATTATCAATTTCTTTCTTCTTGTTATCTAAAGTGTCTTGTAAGGCTTCCTTGCGTAATTCTATTTGTCGATTACGCATAAATTCTTCAGTTTCCTCAATTAATTCAGCCAATTCTTTTTGTAATTCCGCTCTTCTTGCTTTCGCTTCAATAGAATTATCAAGAGATAATTCGTCTATTTTTTTCTGTAACTCTAGTTGTTTTTGCTGTTTTTTGGTTAATTCCTTTTGATAATCTTCTTCATCTTTAGTCCTATCTAATGATTTTAATTGTGCGTTAATTATTTCCTCAAATCGTCCATACTCATCATCTAAATTCTCGATTCGCTTCTTGTGCCTTTCATCTTCAAGTTTGATTTGTTCTTGAATATGATCAATTGCCAAATCACGCTGTTTTTCTAATGCTTTTTTGTATATATCAACTATTTCATCAGCGGTGTTTTCGATATAATCTTTCCATAAATCTGCTGCTTCTTTTTGAATATCATAAGTTCTCTTAGCATTTTCTCGTTTTTCTTCCTCAGCTTTTCTTTGCTTATCTAACAATTCTTCCTCAATCTGCTTTGCAATATTGACAAGTTCTTTTTCATTAGAAATAATACTTCTTTCCCAAGATTCAATTGAAGATTTTAATTGTATAATTTTTTGATTATTTTTGTCTATCTGTTCTGTTAATTTATGATATTCTTCGCTACTCTGAGATAACCGTTTTCTTTGATTGCTTAGAGTTAAATTCTGATTTTCAAGACTTTTTATATGATCTTTAGTAAGGTTTTGCATCTGACGATACAATTCAATTTGTAATTCTAGTTCTTGTCTATATTCAGCCGAAGTTTCATTTAATCTTGTCTGTCGCGTTTCTGATTGGTCAAGTTGAAGTTCTAATTCACTAATTTTATTTGCATATTCATCAATAATATATGGATCGAATTTTTTAGATTTTGATTCAGTGTCGCCAAAACTTGGAGTCTCCAATTCCTTTCTTAATTGCTCTAGTCTTTTTTGAAGCTCTTCTGCATTTTTCCTTCTTTCTTCTTCTGATTTACCATAATTTATTGTATCATTATATAATTTTATATATTCTTCATAGGCCCTTTTTTCACTTTGTAAAAATTGTTCAAACGCTTTGTCATAGGCCATCTTTTGAAATAAATTTATATTTGGTGCCCCATATTTTTTCTCAAATTCTTCACGTAAAAATGCTTCATCTGACATAAGTATGGGCTTTGAAGTTAAAAGGGGCTTATCAATTTTGGCTAATTCTTCTCTAGCCGTTTTTAAGTCATATATCTTAGATATTTCGATATCATAACTTTCTAATCTCTTTCCCAATTCCTTAATTACTGCATCGGACATTTGAGTTTGCGATTGAATAGCAGTAATCTGATCATTAATTCTTTCTGCCCTCAGTGCAATAATAGCTTCTTTTTCAATTTTCCAACCATTGGTTGTTTTATGTATATGATTTATTAATTGAGGATATTTTATTATCAAATCAAAAACTGTTTCTGCATTTAATGTTTGATTACTATTCAAATCTCGTAATACAGCATTTAATTCTTTAATCTCTGATAGATAATTTTTAATTGAATCTGTTGCATTATCAGTCTGATCAGCCATTTCATCCAATTCAGTATTAACATACTGCAATTCGTTTGACATTCCAGACAATATAATCTTAAATATTTTCATAGAATCAATATTTTCATCTGGAATAAATTTAATATTCAACTTTTTAAATAGATTTAACAAATCATCGATACTTGCATCTTCTGGCAATTTTGTTAGTTCAATAATTAACTTTCTAACAGTACCACTAACTTGATCAATAGTTTTCCCTTCGGTTGCCCAAATTTTAGCCCATTCATGAATTATTCCTCTAATTTTATCATTAACTTTTATCCCTTGTTCTGATAAATCATCCATTATTTTTTCAAAGGCTTTGTAGTTATTTAAAATTATATTATTTAAAGTTTTCTTATAATTTTCTTCAGATTTTGCTAATTTATCCTGATATTTTTCTATTTCTCTTTGATGTCTACTAATTTCTTCTCGTGCAAATTGTAAATATTCGCTACTTACTTTTCCTGAACTAATTCTCTCTTGATATTCCCTGATAGATTGCTCATGTTTCTTGATATTTTTTATATACTTCTCAATTGCCTGTTGTTCTTTCTCTAATCTTTCAATCTGTTCTGATTCCTCTTTTTTATAAGCATTTATTGCTCGTTCCTTTTCTAACCTAACTTCTTCTTTTAATATTTCCAATCTCTCTTTAGCTAATTCAATGTTTTCTGCATAAGCTTCTCCATATTCGTTTACGGCTTCAATTGCAACACCATACTCGCTTACAAAAAGTCTTTGTATTTCGCGCATTCTTTGCTGATCTTCAATTGTTTTATCAGTTTTATTTAATAATCCTTCATATTCTTTAATCAATTGTTCTAAGCCAGTGGACTGAAAATTTAAATCTTCTAATCGATCTTCAAATTGCTCTATTTCATTATTAGCCTCTGCCAAATAATTAATAAGTAATTCTAATCCATATCCTAATGCAACAAATACTGCTCCTACTACAGTTGCCGAAGCCAATCCACGCAACGCAGCAGTAGCAGCACGTGCAGATACGCCAAGTGCTGTAATACCTTTTCCAAGAGAAATTGATGCAATAGTTAATGTACGAAAATTTTTGCTCAATGCCCCTGCTGCAAAACCTGCTGTTCCTAATACTACTGGTAAAACACCAAAATTATCAACAAGTCCCTTTAATTGATTAGCTAATCCTTTAGCAAATTCAGTTAAAACTATAATAGAGTCTGTTAATAAAGCATCACCCATTGCAAGACCCAATTCAGTCCATGCGTTTTTCATCATATTAATTCTTGCTTCGAGCGATTGTAAATATTTCTCATTTTCTCTTACGGCTGAACCATATGAATTTAGAGCAGCTTTTGTTGCATCAATAGACAGTTGTTGGCCTTGCATCAAAGCCAAGAAACGGCTCAACTGGTATCTCAATCTGTTACTTTCACCCATTAGGGCTACTGACTATAGATTAAATCTATAGCGGGGAGGGTACTTCCAAGAGTGTCTTTACACTCGACCTTCCCTCTCTATGTTTCCATAGAGTTCAGACTATATCATCATCTTACTATAAGATGGTTGGCGTATAGTCGTTACGGATTTTAATAAGTATATATATTAGGCTGAGTAAGAAATTTTATTAAATTATATTTCAGCCTAAATGTATACTTATTAACCTTTCCTCGGTATTTCCCTCGTCTTTACGTTAGGGGGTTTACCGATATAGCCAACTTTTTTCTATTCAATCACTTGAATAGTGGGCAAATTTTTACCCGCCAGTGTCACCGCTATATTCTGTTGCTGTTCTGCCGATAACGAATTCCATTTTTCCTGAAGTTCTGAAATAATTTGTGTAGCTGACTTCATTTCTCCACTGGCATCTTTTATTTTAATTCCAATGGAATCGAGGGCATCAATACTTGAGTCCATCGTTGTTAAACGAGAGTAAATCGTTTTTAGTGCATTCCCAATGACACTACCCGATTCTCTTGTTTGAACACCAATAGCAGTAGCATGACCAATCATTTCTTCTAAAGTTACATTAAATGCAACTGCCGTACTTCCTGCACGTTGTAATGCTAAAGCCAAATCCTTGGTTGTAATTGCGAAGTTGTTATCTACTTCGTTGAGAGCATCAATTATTCTAACAGAATCTTCAGCTTTAACATTAAATATTGTCATCGCCGCTGTCATAGCAGACATTGATTCTTCAACTGTCAGTTCTGAAACGTTCGCTGCTAATACAGCAGCCTCTGTGAGATATTTAATTTGATCTTCTCCAAATCCCTGTCTTGCAAATCCAATTGCCGCTTCATTAATATCCTGAATACTTTTTCCTAATTGGTTGGCCAATTTAATATTTGTTTGCAAAATATCTGATAACTCAACTTGATCTGGCAGCACTCTTGCCAATTCAGTCATTTGAGTATCGATTTCAATAATATTTCTAACGGCTTCTCTTAATCCCCTTATTGGAGCATAAAAACTTGTCATTGCAAGCATCCAGACGGGGACTCTTTTGGCAGCAATTTCCAGTTGTTTTAATACTCCTAGTTGACTAGCATGTGCTTGTTTCAATGCATTTTCTTGCAAATAAATGCTTCCAGTGGTTTTATCAATAGTACCTTTTAATATTCTATTTTGATTTTCATTTTCTTTAAGTGTTGCAGTCCATTTTCCAGTGGTACTATTTAATGATATTTCTCTAATTTCTCTATCTTTAAATGCTTCATTTAATGCTAATACATTCTTTAATTGATTTTCAGTTACTTCATTACCAATTAAATCATTTGACTGACCTATTAAGGTTCCGCGTTTTCTAATTTCTTGAATTCTTTTTGCATTCGTTTCAATTTCTTTAAGAGATGTAGATAATTCCTTCATTCGTTTATCTACATCAGGTACACTTCTGTTTAAACTATTAACGTCATCCAGCCATTTACTTAATGCATTATGATCAATATCTTCTCCAAAACGTCTTGTTAAATCATCAACATTAATTCTAGCTTGTTGTTGATATAATTTAATTGTGTGTTCTAAGTTTTTATTATATTTTTCTCTTTGTCCAATATTATCTTTAATAATATTGCTTGTAACTTTTCCTTGTTCATTATATTTTATTATTTGACGGTTTAAATCTTCTGTTTGTCTAATTTCTTGAGTGAGAATTTGTGTACCATCTTTATTAACTCTATATGTCTTTTGATATTCCAATCCTAATCGTTCGACATCATCACTTAATTGTTGAACAGTTTTAGTTTGCTCTTTGATCTTTTCCGTTGTGCTTGTAATTATTTGTCCATCAGCCAACTGTCGTTGAATTATTTTTTTAGTAGTTCCATCAGCGTATTCAAATTCTTTGATTGTTTCGCTAACTACTCTTTTTTGTTCATCAGAAACTTTTTTCAATTTTTCAGCAGCATTAATAAAACTTTCAACATGCTTTTGAAAATCCTGTGGAACTTCTACTCTTAATTTTAATTTATTTATTTTCTTTTCTATTCCCTTAATCGCTGCATTAATTTCACCAATTGATTTTCCGGTATTTAATGTTGCAGTAATTAAAATAAGCAAATCGTCTCGACTTAGCACATTTTCACCCCTTTCAAATCAAAAGAGGTAATATCATGAAGATATTACCTCTTTAATAATAAATATTTGTATCTGTTTATTTATGCACAGTGTCCCTTGTTATTTATGTAATTACTATTGAATAAGAAAACCGCATCCCTCAGTTCATCTAAATCCCAATCCCACCAATTTGCAAACCCAACTACCTTATCATCAGGCCAACTAATTATTTCCTCATACACATCTTCATCCTCAATGTGAACATCCACATACTCCAAGTAATCTAAAAACTCCTGCTTACCATCACAAGCTCTGTCCATCAATCGAATCAATTCTTTTGAATCCATTGTCAACCCTCCGAAAACAGTTTAATATTAAACTTACTAATGTAATAATATACCATATAATTATCCTTGTCAATATAATTTTAAACTATAAGGTTTAGTAATAAAATTTATTGAAAATAATTAAATTATCCGTTAAAATATTTTTACAAGGAGTGAATTAGATGGATTCAATAAAGAATCAAATCAAAATAATACTTATACAACAGGGTTACAAATTAACTGAAATAGTTGAAGAAATTAATAAACGTTTTAATAAAAAAGATACAGTTCAAAATTTAAACAATAAATTGTCAAAGGGTACTATTCGCTATACCGAAATTTTAGAAATTGCTGAAACACTTGGATATGATCTTGTTTGGGTTCCCAAAAGATTTAGATCAAATTTCACAACAATGCCAATTTATAATTACTTACACTATCCAGATGATGTTATAGGTGAAATTTACAAAAAATACGGTATTGACTGGCCTACAAAAGTGCAATTTTACAAAGATTCAATGAACAACAACATAACACCTGAAGAATAAATCTTTCTTGCCTAAAGCGTCTGCATTTACCCCTTTGCAGACGCAAATGCAAACGATTTAATCAAGAAAATATCTGCGTATGCGTTTATGCATATTTGGAAAATAATTCAATAGTTCTTCATAACTTAATTCGCGCACATTATATCCAACGTCTATACCACTTTCACCACATTTAGAACAAATCCAAGAGTGTTGAAGAGGATAAGATGACAAAATATATGAAGCATATACTTTATCATGTTCAAAATCTGATCTACATTTATTTGTCATTTTCATAACAAATCTGCTCCATAATTTCACACCAACGATCATGTTGAATTGCAGATTCACCTTCAAATTCTTGGTTACAATTTAATACAGACTCTTTAACACTTAAAAGCATTTCTTTATTGCTTTCTGATTCTTCAATAACTACCTCTTCATTCAATAATTCTGTATAATCTTTATTAAAAGAAACCAAGTCTTTCACATCAAATTGTTTAACCCCATTTACTTCAACAATCTTAGGGTTTCCATTTTCGTCTAAATTTGAATGTTCTTTAATTAATTGCATATGTTCTTCTTTGAATAATTTATATTTTTCAGTTAATAAATTAATAAAACGGACTCTCATTCGGGATGATTTGCCTGACAATTTGAGTTTATAGAGGAATTCAATGAAAGGTTCTAATTCGTGGTTATATAATTTCAAAAGATCATCTCCCTTTAAAATTTATATTTTAACCAAATATTTTATTTTTTTCTTCTGCAAAATCGCGCAAATCATAATGTTTAATAGTAGTTGATACATCATTATGATGAGCAATATATTTTGAAACTAATGCCAAATCTACGCCTTGTTCCAACAAATATGTCACACAAGACGCTTTAAACAAATGAGGATTAATACGTCTACCAAGTATATTTGAAAGTTTCCTTGAACAAAAATCATTAGCCCATTGTTCTGATACTGGTACAATTTCCCCGCCATACTTAACAGTAAAAATATATTCATGATCGTATCCACGTTTATCTGCCCATAACTTCATGTATTTTAAGGCTTCAAGATTGATCATGTAAGGCTCCTGCTTTCCGTCTTCTCCTCTGCCCTTTAAACGAACAATATGACTTAACACATAGTTTTGTCCTTCTGGTATAGGGTAACTAAGAATTTCTGTTTTAAATTGAGGAATTTCTGCGCGTCTTGCGCCAACATTAAATGCTGTAGCTACCCAAGCAGCACCCAAATAATCTTCTTCATTTAATAAAACATCCATCATTAATTCATAATCTTCTTTAGTAATTTTTACCTTTTCATAAACATGATTTGTTGGAATTGGAGGTAAGCCCCTTGTAAAATTACGAAAATTTTTATATTCTTCTTCGTCATCTGCAACCATATTCTCTATATAATTACAAAAACTTGACACTACTGATTTCTTGAACTTTTTTGCATTTGATGACATTTTCCTTGAATCTAAATAATTTATATATCTTTGAAAATCTCTTTTTGAAATTTTGGTTATGGGTTTATCAGAAAGCGATTGATGAACCCACCAGAAAAATTGTCGTATTCCCGATCTATACTGAACAAGCGTTTTAGGAGATAATGACGAATTCATTTCTAAAAATTCTTCAGCAAGTCTCCTATGTTCACTTGATACTTGCATCCATTTTTCATCTGTTACTTCTGGTAATTTATCAGCACGATCACGAACCATATTCTTTTTTATGTTCATTAAATCACCTACCTTGGTTCAACATTTAAGCCTTGTCGTTTCAGACCCTTGTAAAGCGCATATTTTGCTTTGCCTGTATTCTCTAATTCTTCTTTAGTCGGTTCATGAAATGGTCTTGGAGGTGGTCTTTTCCCACTTAATATATCCCATTCATATCCATCTCCAGTTTCAACAACCATGGGAACATCTCTATCAAGCCTTGGAATACCACTCTGGAAAAATTCACCTGTTATTATATCCAAATCAGGAGTAGTACCTTCCCAATCACTTCTAATATTTCTTAAAGCAATTGTATTATCATTAATTACTGTAATTTGCATATTTTCATAATCTGTTAGACCACCATTATCCATTTTACGGTCGTATGCTTTAGGTTTATATTTGGGATAGACTTCTTCATAGATTACTTCTCTCATGGTTTCTTTTGCTGTTTGAGCAACTTCATTTTGTAATGCTGAAGCAATTTTTTTGTTTAATATTTTTTCTAATTCTTTTAGATTATTGATTTTTATCAAAATAATCACCACTTTTTATATTTAACTTTTAATTTTGTTTTCATTATCAACTTCCTCTTCATCTTTATTTTCATTCAATACTGCTTTAATCCCCATTTCTCCAAGTAATTGACCAATATTTTTAGAAACTTTATCAATTTCTGTTTTTACTAATTCAAGTTGATCTTTAGGGAAGCCATTTTTATTACCATCAAATAATACATCCATAATGCCTAAATCAAGAAGTGCATTAGATACCTGAATTAATTTTTCAATATTGTCTATTGGGGGAACTGGAATATCAGTAAAATATTTTACAATTAAAGTATTGATTAATGAAGTTGTTCGCATTAGCGTTTCTTCATTAACATTTTTTTGTTTTCGTAAATCCTCAAGAATTATAATATAATCCAAAATCATTTTTTGAATTTTTGTTTTCCTAAATTTTATGTCAACTTGAACTGGATAGTCTCCGCAGACATAAATTGTTTTACGTTGATCGAATTCGCTATTTAATTTATTAATTGTTGCCAGTGTGAGTTTTTTTTGTTTTGGCATTAAATCATCTCTCCCTAATTATTAAATACTAAAAGGGCGTATCATTTGATACGCCCTTTTTGTTTTATGCATCTTCATAGATAACCATATCGTATAGTGTATCTACACCATTAATTTTAACCGGAAACACATCAATAGTAAGTGATAGCGTGCTAGGATCTCCTGTTGGAGAATTAGTAATCGTAAAGTTTGGTTGTAATTTTGCTTTATAATATTTCAATTGGGCAGATACAATTTCACCAGAAATTTCATCAGAATACACAGTGTCACCAACCATAAAAATATATGGAGGAAATCCTTTTGCAGTAAAGGATAGTTTATGTGAACTTGTTGCGCTCCATCTATAAAATACCATAACTTCTTCACCAATATTTACTGTAGAACCAACAGCTAATTGAACTTCATTTGCATTAATACTTTCAACAGTTTGTGATTGACCCAAAATTCCATTTACATATGAAAATACTGCAATATCTGCTGTCGTACCCACAGGAGTTTTAGACAAGGTAATAACCTTTTCACCAGTTCCGCCATCTTGAACCGTTAAAGTTTCATTTTTGTAAATATCATTTGCACCTGAAGAAATATTTTCACCAGCAAGTAATGCTAGATGTTGCATTGAAAAAATTTGAGTTTCAACAGTTACCGTAGTTTCTTTATCACCATGCCATGCAATACGCCTTGGGTTTCCAGATCCACCTCTCGCATAAACTGTTTCTGCGGTATTTTCTGTCTGTGCTGAAGTTGCATAATCCATTGTTAAAATGGGATTTTTAGTAACATAATCAAAAAAGGTAAAATTCATAATTTCCCTAGAACCATAACGCCCTAAATTTAATGCCATTTATATATTCCTCCTTATTTAATATAAAAATAAAAAATCTCCTTTCGGAGATTAGAATTTGCCTTTTGTAATCCACTCAGGTAGTTTTTCATCTTTACCCAAATAACCATTTGCCCATACGCGCAACAATCTTGTGTGTTTTTCTTTTATATTTAACCTTTCAAAGTGTTCATAAACTTGATAAATTGTTAAATTGCCAACATTGAATATATTTATTCCATTCCCGTCAGCATTACACAACACAGATAGCATATCTTTTAATCCTAATGAATCATCTTCATTTTTCTTATATTGACTTCTTAATTTCTGTAATTTCTCATACATTTCTTTTGCCTTATTATTTTTAAATTTTAAAGGTTTATTATCATCAATAACCCCATTCGATTCTTTTATAATCTTTGCAACTGCTTCATAATTATTTCTATTCAAAAACTCTTTTCCTTTTACAAAAAAAGATGATGTTGAATATATAAATTCAACATCGTCCTCATGAATAAAAAATTTTAATGCCTGTATTAATTCTTCCCTTATTACCGGAATCAAAATAAATAAATCAAATGCATTATCATTTTCAATTTCTTTAAACCTGTCATCATCTAAGTTAAATAAATATTTAAATACCGTTTCTTTATTAAAAGTTGCAATTGCTAAATAAATGCTGTATTGTATCTCCCCAATTTCTACAATACTATTAATTGTTGGAGAATATATATTTACACCATTTATTTGTACTGGTTTTCCCAAAAAGTAATTTAGGCGATTATCCACTGTAATCACCTAATTCCACTCATAAGGCTTATAAGCAATATAACTTCCAAGATAATCATTATTAATATAAATTTCATCCATTTTATCAAACTCAAGCTTTCCTATTCCAATTCCTCGCACATCATTCATTAATTTATCAATTTCAGAAATAATATAATCATAACGCAAAAATCCATAGTCTGTTGTAATCAAACTTTTATGAGTAATTGCAAATATTTGAATTAAACCAGACTTGAATTTATTTCCACCTTTTGTTAATCGATAATTTCTAAATGAAAACAAAATATATGATGATGCTTCTGAAGAAGTTTCAGGAATACGATAATAAGGATATATTTTGTCCATTATTAATTCGGAGGGATCAACAATATCAGGTTGATCTAAAAAGTTTGAACTGGTATATTTTAATGCCTTGCATATACCTTGAGATGAAAGAATTCTTTCAATTATTGTCATTTTATCTTTACTTAAATCTTGTAACCTTGATATTTCAATCCCCTCCTTTAAAATAGACTTTTCATTTGTATCCTTGACCAAGCAATAACGGTATTATCACTATTCAAAGTTGCTTTCAATTGAACATATCCTGATATTGCACCATTATTTTTTACAATACAATTTGTTCCCGTTTGACTTGTAATTGTTGCTAATGTCGTGGAACTAGCCCGATCATCTGCAAACAATTGCCATGTTACCGTTTCATTTGGCACTAATGTTGAGCCATCATACACTTCAATGAAATATTCTTTTTGCTGATTTTTTCTTATCTCATATGGTGTAGTAGATGTGGACTTTATAACTAATGTTAGTCCGGTAACTGGTAATGAAGGAGTAGTATCCTCATTTTCTGAAGTGTAATAATCAGCTATACCTAATTCTAAATTATCAGTTGCAGGATTAAATTGGTCATCTTTTAAATTAAGATTTACCAATCCCTCTTCACTGACATAATCAAAATCAATTACTTTAAATACACTTCCTCCAAATATAAAGCGCACGTCTCTTTTTATTTTTATTGTATGTTCATTTTTCTGAACAACTACTTGTCTACGTCCATCTGGAAGTGTCATAACCTTGTCTGAATAAGTTCCAAAGTTAGCTTTGGTTCCATAATAAAATATACAAGGGTAAGAGTGGATTGTTCCACTTTCATCTTTCCATTTAAGATTGGCATTACATTTTTCAATAAAGCCTGTTTGATATACATCTTTAGAATGATCAGCAGATATGCATATCCAGTTTTCATTATTCCAATTAACAATCCATCCTGCTTCAATTGTATCATTAGGTTTCATAATAATTTTTTTTGTGGTGGGTGTTTTTGTATCCTCTACAATCCATACCCACGTACTTTCTGTATTATCATTCAAATAAACTTCTTTTGCAGAAGGATTATCTAAAAAAGAATTAAGAACAGTATTTTGAACATCATTAATATATACATTTTTTAATGAATAAGCATTATAAGAATCGTTTCTTTTTATATATTTATCTTTATAACTCATTTTAAATCACTCAAATTTCCATTATTATATGTGTAATCTAAAATTAATTTATTTGCTTCTTTCCTCTTTACATCTCGTAACATTATCAATTTTTCAAGATGATTTGCTTGAGATGTCATTTTAAAATCTTTACTACTTATAAATTGTTTGAGATTTTGTAAAGAAATAATCATTGGATTTAAATATTCAATTACCATCAAAGTTCCTAAAATAAGAATTTCTTCATCAGATAAAGTTTGATTAAATTGTGTGTCGTCACGACTAGATAAATCCTTTAAACATTTACGAAACTTTGGAATACTGTTTAATAAATATCTCTTTTTCAATTCATCATCGGTATCCTGTTCCATAAATACAGGATCGTGAATTTGACTTAGAAAAACATCATAAATGTCAGTAAAAGGAGTAGCCATAAAATCACACACCCAATATTAAATATTTGGGTCTAAAGATTCACCCAATCCATCTTCAATTGCTCTAATAATATGAATATTTGTTAATTCACCATTTACATATTTTTCTTTTGCAAAACCATAAATCAAGCGTTTTGCATTTGAATTTGCTTCTTTTACTACTTTTAATATTTGTTCGGGTTCAGAAGTTAATAATCTTTCTAAATCTTCAGGAGTTACAACTTCTTGTTGAAATCTTTCTAAATTCAAATATTCAATAACCTCATCATCCAAAACACGAATCCAACCTCTTGTTAAGAATTTGCGTGCAGAAGATAGCATGGTGCGAAGTTCACGTAATTCCATTACATCTTCATCACCATACCGTTCAAATTTCCACACTTTGCCCGTTCTTGGATCAATATAAGTCAATCTACCCTGAACTCCACTAGCAATTGGAACAAGCATATTTTCATCAAGTTTTTTTCTAACATTTGTTTTCGATTGTTGTTCAGCAACTTTATTATCCTTGTTATTATAATCCAACTCATTATAATCTAATTTTTCATTTTTAAGTTCTGTATTAACTTCGTTAGGCTTAACAACCGTTTTTTTCATTCCAGCATTTCCTTTTGCCAATTTATACTCATCTCCCTTTATTTTTGTAAAAAATACAGGAGAGGATATTTTCTCCTCTCCTGTAAATTAATATTATTGAAGAATATATACGCCGTAAATATCACCAGAAACAGCAGCAGCCCCATATTTTCTACGCACTACATATTCTTGACTGTCATCTGCATTTTGTTGATCAGTAACTTCTTTGATCAACGTTCCACCTTCCATAACGAATTTAATCATTTTTTCATTACCATTAGGAAGGATTAGCAAGAAATCATTATCAATAATAAAATCATATGTTCCAACTTTATGTGCTTGAGGAATAATACCAAATTGAATACCATCAACGGTTTCAAAGAAACCATTTTGATTACGACTATCTTTCATAGAATCAGAAATATAATTAGAATTGGGAACAGCTTTGCTTACTGCAATACGAGTACCAATAACCATTGGTTCTAGTCCAGTAGCGGCACGAACATGTTCAACAATCAAATTGAACTCTTCTAGATCCCAAGCGCCAGTATGAGAAAACGGAGCGGTAACCCCACTATATGCACCTTTAATCGCAGTATAAATAGTTTCTTGAATTTTATTGGTAAATGACCGTTCTACACGATTAACCAAATCATTCCAGTCTACACGACCAGCAAGGAAGCGTTCCAATTCATCATAAAACTTAACACCTTCCCACCCAGTCTCAATTTGGAACGGTTGCATTTCACCAATACGTTGTCTACGAAGGTTATTAGTTCCACCAGCAATAGAACTTACACGGAATAGTTCACGATTCGGTGGACGGAATTGAAGTTTGTCACCAAAGGCTACACTACGATAATCTACAAAGCGTTCAAATTGATTTTTCAAACCTTCTTCTAAACGAACATCAAGAACTTCTTCAATGATTTCAAAGATAGCTGTTTGATTTCTGCGGAATTTTTTATAATCAAATTTGCCATCTTCCATGCCAGCTAATTCATTAAGTGCCCTACGAAACGTTTCATTAGCTTCATCAACAGAAAAATTAGTTACTTTTCCAAAAGAAAGATCAATACCTAGATCGATAATAGCTTTAACATTTTCCATATTTCTATATTCCTCCTAATTAATAATAATTTAACTTTTAATTTAAATTAGCATTTAACTACACGATAAACCGTGCAATCTTCACCATATACCTTTTCTTTAGCAATAACTACAGCAGCAAAACGAGTTCCGCCAGAAAGATCAGCAGCAGGAACAAGTTTTACACTTCCATTTTCAGGAACAAGATATTGACCAACAACACTAGTGCCGTTAATCATATTGTCAGTTACAGTTACGATGTCACCAACAGTAAAATGATAAGCGCGTGCAGGTTTATTAGCTTTATTGTAAAAATCACCTAATCCTTCACGTTGAGGATCATAAAGAAGTTCAGGAGACGCAACAAGTAGAACTTCTTGAGTTGCTACGTCAGTTGGAGCAGATGCTTCCACAACCTCTCCACCTGCATTTGCAACTAAACCACCAATTGCAACTACAGAGCCATTGTCTAGATCCACAGTTGCTTGAATAGATTCAATATTTCCCGCATATACAGCTTGAAGTTTGTCAAGTCTCACAATACCATGATTTGCCATTATTTAATTTCCTCCTTATAATTTAAAAAATATTATTTTTAATATAAAAAACACATCTTGATATAAGATGTGTTTTAAACAAATTTCAAATTTAAATTTACTTATGTCTGTATTTTTCAATTAATTCTTCATACGACTTTCCAGTTTTCTTTGGTTGAACTGGTTCATTCATTTGTAAATCAATAATTTTTGGTTTATCTTGAATAGAAAAATTAAGTTTTGCTTTTTTCTTGCCAACTAAAGCAAATAATCTATCTTTGATTTCATCAAGTTCCATATTATCTTTGTTATTTTTAACCTCTGCCATTTCTTCTTCAGTCAACTCTTTCGCAAAAGCAGTAAAGATTTCATTTTCTGCTTCTTCTCGTTCTGCTTTAAGTTTAGCAGCATATTCAGCATTCAATTTTGTATATTCATCTTCAATAGCAGTATAACGATCTTTGAGAGTATTGAATTGTTCTACAAGTTGTTGATATTCTGTTTGTTTTGTTGATAATTTTGATTCGGCATCAGTTTTATATGTAGAAAATTCATTATTAATTTTTTCAATTTCATATTGGTTTCTCTCAACTGACATCAAGGAAATTGCTTCTGTTCCATCCTCAATATCTTGAGGAACCCATTTAATTCTTTTCTTAGTTGAAAAATCAATAGTAATTTTGTCACCATTTACAGTGTAATTAATGCCAACAGGTAGATAATTATTTTGAGTATCTTCTGCGTATACTCGATTTTCATCATGATCAATGTACCAATAAGCCCTTACAGTATCTCCCCAACGATCAACAACTTTTTCTTGTGACAGAATTGCTCGAAGTTCTTGCTCAAATTGTTTAGCAGTTAAAGCAAAATCAGTTTGTGTAGGCTTATTTTTATTTTGTGATTCAACACGTTTGATCAATTCATTTTCTAACTCTTCAAGTGTATATTTTTCCAAATTAGCTTTTAGTTCAGCAACATCTTCTTCTTTAAGTGTTGGATATTTATTAAAAAGTTCAAGTTTTTCGTCCACTTGATTGCCTCCTTTGTTATCATCTTTAACATTAATTTGTGAAAATGTACTGTTGAATTCTTTTAATAATTCAATATAATCTTCTTGGTAATTGTATTGTGTAAATAGTTCAAGTTCACTTCCACGCATAGCTGGAATTACATCATCACCCAAAAGACACAATCCTTCAAATTTAAATTCGGTAAATTCAAACAATCCATCTTTGTTGAATTTTCCTTTAATCGATTCTGGTTGTAATTCCATTGATTGGCCTTTAACTCCATCTCTTTGTATAATATCAATACATTCAGGAAACTTCGTATGTAATAAAACTTCAGCAGTTAAAAACTCCCTCTTAATACCATCATCACACATTTTCCACTCGAATTTGGCATTATTGCTTTCAGGCACAATGCCATACATTCTACCCAAGTATTCAATCTTAACACCATTTTTGTCAATAATAAGACGCTGTTCATGCCCCTTAAAATCTGTCTGATTTAAATTATTTACTTCTATAAATCCCAATACAGGAATATTTGCAAGAGATGGAATTGCCGCTTCTATAACTTCTTTGCTAAATATTGAATTGTTTAGATTTTTTCCAGTGTGACAAATCCAAACTTTTCCTCGAACAAATCTACTATCACCAATTTGTTCAATTGTTTCAAATTGAACAGGAATACTTGTATTTAAACTGAACTTCAATATCTCACCTCCTTGACAAAATCAAAACATTTTACTCAGCATTGCTATCATTTTCACGAGTAACAATTCCACTTTCTAATAATTCAGTTTCATCTTTTAAGGGTCTTCCACCATCATTAGTTTTTCCTCCTGTGGAAGTATGACTTGAACTTAATGGAATTAATTTGTCTGTCAATTCTAGTACATCATTCTCTAAATAAGCATTAATATACATTGAACTAGGTTGCATTCCTAATATAGAAATCAATTCATTTTTTACTGGAATTCCAAATTGAGCAGCCTTTAATCTTGTATCAAAATAATCTTTAACATTAAATTTAGTTGTTTCAAGAATTCTTACTCTAAATTTATACTGTCCTCTCTGCTCACTTTTTAGATATTCATTAATCCATCTCTCAAATTCTTTTACTAATGGAATTAGGGTAGCTTCATCAGCTTGAACCGAATACTTTAATGATGTGCTTGAATCATTATTGCCAAACAATAATTCAGATACGCCAGCTTCATTCCAATACTGACTTGTAGCTTCGCTAACTTTATTTTTATCTACTGTATCTTTTTCAAATTCTACCGGTTCAATATCCATTGGAGTAGTAATAATCCCAACTTGTGGTGGCAATGAAGACGAAATATTATCATGAAATATTTTTACATAATCCTCAGAAATTAAGAACTCATCTTTTTCTGCATCTTTTCCGTCTTTCATTGGAATTTTTTGAAATAATATTTTATAATTCCCAATTTCCTCTTTACCTTTGTTCATTGCTTTGAAATCTGCAATATCCAAAATTCCTTCAAACAATCCTACAAGTGGTGGAATTGGGTAAGTCCAAGGACTTGTTTTAATACATATTGCATTTGGAGATTCAATTTTTACCCAATAATCTGCTGTTTTATTTTTCTGGTTCTTTAATTGATTATAAATTGTTGTAAACTCTTCTGGGTAATTAGAAAGTAATTGTTCATTGTTGTTAAAAATAGAAAAATTAAAAGAATATCCATACAATCCAGTTTCAAAATTAATATATGAGATAGTACAATAATCAGGATTTAATTGTTGAATATAAAATCCATTTTTGCTTGGACGCGCAAAACCATAAAAAACACCATCTATATATGAATTGATACGAATCTTTAACGATTCATGTTTAATATTCATTTTTTCAATGGAAGATATTGACTTTAAATATGCTTTCTTATATTTTTCTTTATCTGTAGTAGCAGGATCAATGTCATAACCTTCTATAACATAATCAAAATTATATAATGTTGAATAATAATTGATTAAACTCCTATAATGTGGAGAAGTAAAATACAATGCTCTAGAAATTTCACGTAATTTTTTTTGATTATTTGATTGCGATATATCTTTTAAATATCGTTTCAATTCATCCTTTGTAAATGTTGAAACTACACTTTCCTTTTTATATAAAGTTAAATCAATAAGGTTTAATTGTCTAAAGATTTGGAACATTTTTTGACGAAGTTCTCGCAATTCCTCTTGTGTCGGCAATGATTGTTGCAATTGTACTTTGGCTTTAATGACACGTCACCTCCTTGCATATATATTTGGTTTGTGTATTAATAAATACTTATATGGATCGATATTTTGCTTTTCTGCTACTTTTTCCATAAAATTTTTGATATACCAAAGTACCATAGATAAACTACTATATCTATCTTTATCAACTCTTTTTGTTACTTGTTCAACAGTTAATTTTCCACTTTGTAAATGTTTTATTTTTAAATTTGCAATTTCTTCAATTAATCTGTCTGTTTGAATATGTGGATAAATTCTTTTTGCAAACTCTTTATCATTTATATCATAATTATTTTCAGAAACTTTTTCTAATAATTGAAGTTTTTTGCTTTCTACCATATCAATAAAATTAACAATAATATCATGATTAATTCCTTGTGCGGTTAAAGCGTAAACAACTTTCTCAGCATTATTTGTTTCTGGTTCATGATCTGTATTTATAGTCTTCCAGCAACCCAAACTTTCACCACTTATTGGATCTGTCGTCTCTTTTAATAATTCATCCAATAAGCCTGAACCTACACCATTAGTATCCACAACAACTACACTTGCTTTATATACATTTCTGATTTTTTTTACTTCTATTGCTTGAGCAGAAAAATTTAATCCGTTAGGTAAATTGATTAAATTAACAAGAGAAAGCATTGTAATTCTGCCTTCTTTATTTCTTTTTATTTTAACAACTGCAATAGAAGTTTGGTTATTACTTTCTGATTGTGAACGTGCAACGTCTACTCCAATAGCATATTCAGATGTTTTCTTTCCATCATGCGAAAATTCAGGTGCAGATAAAGTTCTTAAATCTAATAATTTATTTATATCAACTAATGCTCCATCTGTTGCACCGATCCATTTAGATTCATAGTTCATAGCAAAATAAGTTGGTGATAATCTTGATTTTTTATCAAGTATGGCAGATTTAGGTTCTCCACGCCCATAATTAACTGCAAGTTGCCAATCAGAACCCAAAACTATTTTTCCTTTTAATTCTGCCATTTCATCAATCATTTTTATATTTCTTTCAAACTCATCAGATCCTCTAAAACCTGAAGTAGTAAAAAAATTAATTTGACCATTTAATTCTTCTGGGTTAACGACAGCTTTTTTACCAATAGTACGTCTTGGAACATTTGGAATTGGCTCCAAAACATCTTCAAATAATTCGTTATTTAATAGTGCTGCTTCTTCAATCTGTAATCTTTTTCTTCTTTGTCCCTTACTACTTTGAGCATTGGCTAGAACGTCAATTCTCCCACCAGAAATAAATCTGATTTCTGCACTATCTTTTGTAAATGAAGGATTTCCAGCTACTTCATTTTGTATTAATGGGTAAAATTTAATGATTTCACGCCATTTATCTTCAAGAATTTTACTTGCGTTTTGTAGCGTTTGAGCAGTCATTGATATCTCAATATCTGGATACCAAATAGCCGCATGAACCATACCTAATACTTCACAAAATGTTTTTCCATAACCTCGGGGAAAAACACCATACATAGAAACAAATCTTGCTATACATCTTAAAAATATTCTTTGGTCTAAATCTAATCTAATACCACCAGTTTCAGGAGTAATTAAGTCATACCAAAGATCAGGAAACCAACGTGCCCAACTTACAAAATCAATATATTTATGTAAATTAGCCATAAAACTATCTTTTTGTTTATCACTAACCATCGAAACAGTTGGATTAAAAGCTGGATTCCTAGTGTCGATTCTATTTCTTGTATGTTTAGCATTATCTGATTGAAAATGTTTATAACTCGCCATCCTGCTCTTCACCAGCCATCATTTGTTCATATTCTTTTTTTCTTTCTTCATAAAACTTATAGATATCTTCATATTTAGCAGGTGGCAAACCTTTTAAATCTCTTGCATAATTTATGTAGCACCATAATGTAAAATCTGCTCTATCTTGTGGTCTTGCTTTAAATTTAGGTAATATTGGTATAATATCAACTGCTTGCTCAACCGTTCTAACCAATTGAGAAAATGTATCCAATCCATCAGACAAATCAGCTTTAGAAAGTTGTGATGGATTAATTTTTGCAGATGCAGCAGCATCTTTTGCAAGTTTGCCCCAAGCTTCAGCTTCTTTATAAGCTCCTTTTTGTGTAGCTAATTCCTCTTTTACTCTGTAACGAACATAAATTTTTAATGCTTCTGTATGCATTGCTGTTCTTTCTGGATAATTTACTCTCAATTCTTGATATTTTTTTTCAAATAATTTAATTTCTTCTAGTGGATAATCTCCCCATTTTTCAATTAATTCTTTATTGCTAACTATTTGAGTTTTATTTTCACTATCTTTTATGTTAATTAATTCATCTTTACTTTCAAAAATACTATCATCCCACGTTAAGCCTTGAAATTGCCTTAATGAATTTGCCATTCGCATATAATTGCCGAATGGATCTTTGTCACTTTTTTCAAGTGCTTTATTCCAATATTCAAGGATAAAAGGAATGTCAAGTGTTCTTAGTATAGAATAAACAGAATTCATGTCTTCATAATCAATCATTTCTTTTATGCAATCTTTGCAAATAGGAGATTTGCCGTCGGTAAGTTTACTATTTGAATTATAAAAATTTGATATTTTTTTATCTTTATTGCATTTGGTACACTTTTTATATAGCTCTTTTCTCCCTTTCATAATTTCACCCTCTTTCTCCCCCTTTTGTTTTAAAAAATCATGAGAAGGAAGACGAGGGAGATAGCGTCTATTTTTCAGAACCTTACTACCGAGGTTCCTCCTTCTCATGAAAAAATATAAATATATAAATAAAAACACTCCAACTTACGTTGAAGTGCTTGACATTTATATATTTACACTGCAACCGTCAGAAAGCCTCTGCCTTTAGGCATGGGGATGAATGGCGGTAAATATTGACAATAAAATAAAATATATTAAAATAAAAATAAAGGAGATGATATATTGCAATCACTAACAATCAAAATAAGATTTTTTCCAACTAATCCAATTATATTGAAACAATTATCTCAAGAATATATTAAAATTGTAAATCAATTAACAAAACAAGCAGTTGATAATGATTCATTTCCGAAAATCACGACAAAAAATATCCAAACATCACTCCCATCTGCTATTTGTAATCAAGCAATTAGAGATGCAAAAAGTGTTTTTAATAAATATAGAAAAACTAAAAAGTTATCTGTACTTAAAAAACCTGTGTATTATATTAATAATCAAAACTATACAATTTTAGATAATGCGATTGCTTTTCCTATTTCTATTAACGGTAAAACAAAGAAAACGTATTTTAAAGCCATTCCAACAGAGAAAGATATGAAATTAATTAAAAAATCTAAACTTGGTCTTATGCGTATTGTTGAAAAATCAGGCAAATGGTATGCTCAAGTTTCAATTCAGATTCCAGAACAAGAAGATGTTAATAGTGAAAATATAATGGGTGTTGATCTTGGATTAAAAGTTCCTGCTGTATGTGTAACATCAACAGGTAAAACTAGATTTTTTGGTAACGGTAGACAAATAAAATATATTCGTCGCAAATACCAATCACGTAGAAAAAAATTAGGAAAACTTAAAAAGTTACATGCAATCAAGAAACTAGGAAACAAAGAAAGTCGATGGATGAAAGATCAAAATCATAAAATTAGTAGACAGATTATAAATTTTGCTATCAAAGAAAATGTATCAGCAATTAAACTCGAAATTTTGGCGAATATTCGCCAAACGACAAGAACAAGTCGTAAAAACGCAAAGAATCTGCATAATTGGTCGTTTTATCAGTTGCAAAAGTTTATTGAGTACAAAGCTAATTTAGCAGGAATTAAAGTTGTATATGTGAATCCAGCATATACTTCGCAAACTTGCCCTTGTTGTGGAACAAGGAATCGTGCAGATGATCGAAAATACGAATGTTCATGCGGATTCAAAACACATCGAGATCAGGTTGGAGCGATAAATATTATGCGTCAACCTGTGACAGATGGTAACAGTCTGTCAGCCTAAGAACCTATATGGTCTGTCTTAGGATGGGCTGATGACACAGCCCTTAACTTGGAGATTGCATGAAGCAGAAATGCATGAGTGCGTTAATCATCCAAGAATCCCCCGCCTTTAGGTGTGGGGAGTGTCAAAAATTTAAATGTTGCTTTAATACTTCCAAATTCTTTGCTTTAATTTGAATATCAGCAATCTCATTTTCAATATATGAAATAGTACTTGCATACGTATATAAATCAAATAATACTTCTTTTGCTTCTTTTAATGTTTTACATTTTCTTAATTGCTTAGCATACTGTTCAATTACATTGTCTACATTAATCTCCAATTTAGGGATCATTATTAAATCGATATCTTCGGGTTCATCGATCAAATAAACGTCACCAAATTCATCATCTTCAAAATCATTAATTTGTTCTTCATTCAATTTATCCACCTCCAAACGGAAGCAGAGGATTCGCATGTTTCACATATTGCGATTCATACTACGTGAACCTCACACGACTAAAGCCGCTGGTGTGTGTCAGCGCGAATTTTCAAACATAATGAATACTCTCCAACTCTTCTAAGCTATACTCAAACAACATAAAACGCTTATGTCCACCAACATATCCATTATCTTGATGCCATTTATCTGTTTTGTTTCTGGTTGCTAATGTTCTAACCATCATACCGAACACATCTTTAGCGTCTTCAATATGAATATGTCCCATATGTATTTCTCTATTTTTGGCTTTTGCCCATAAATCAGGAAACTCAATGGGGAATATGTTATGCAAATTTTTTCTTGCTTTATCCCCATGTGTAATTCCAATGAAGTTATCTCCAAATACATGTACTTTTCTTTCTTGAAAAGAATCATCAAATTCAACTTGAGGAAATCTAGCTTTTAAAAATTGTACAAAAGCCCAACTCATTGATTCATCATGATTTCCTTTTGCATACATAACCTTTACATTACTGGATTGTTTAATAGCAACTTCAATTAATGGCTCATAAAATACTCGACAATCATTCCATGCTTTTACCATATCTACATTTTCGATAATTGTCCCATTCGCTGTACTTGAACGAAAATTGTCGTGATGAAATAGATCCTGACCAACTACAAACAAAACTTCTTTCCATTTACTTTGACTTAATTTATGTATAATCTTTACTTGGGTTGGTTTGTAATATTCATAATCTGATATTCCAAAATGAGCATCAAATAATGGAATTTCCAATAATCTATTATTATTTACTTTTATTTTTTCAATTTCAATATGTAATGGATTGGTTTGTTTTATAGTCTCTAATAGTTTATTAAAATCAAATGTATTTTGTTTTGGTCTTACAGTTATTTGGCTCGCATATAATTGAAGCACTCCATCTTGTTTGCTATAGGTATTCCAAATATTTGATCTGGCAGAGACTAATTCCCAAGCATTGGAATCATATCCATGTGCCTTCAATAAAAACTCAGGATTTTTTGAATCCTCAAAACTCATTTTTACCAATTTATTGCTTGATTGAGTGCCATCTTTATGTATTTCTACTGTTTCTTTAAATGATTTTTCTTTTAAAATATCACTTTTATTTTCATTTTTACTTTCTTTATTCTTTTTAAATACTTGATTTTTTACCCAACATCGCAACATTTCTCCATCAGTGAATATATCTCCACCATATTGATTGGCTATTTGTTGCCAAGTTAAATCAAGTAAACCTTCACGTTTTTTTATGCCCAATTCAAGGAGTTTATCTTTATTCAAGAAATCACCCCTTAACATTCTTTGGGTTCGACAGGAAACTCCTCTTTCAAAGTGAGTGAAACCAATTTCCCATCAAACCTACGCAATTCTGCAAGTAAATCATAAACAAAAACACCGTTTTTATCTTCCTCTGTAATTTCCATCGTATCCACATCTAGAACGCCATTAAATTGGACAGAATTATTTCTTTTTGCCATTACATCAACTCCCTAAATTTTTTTCACCAAGTTAATGTATCTGCGTGAGTAGCAAGTTTTCCTCTAAAATTATGTGTTAAACTACATATTTTAACATAAGATTCATTTTTAAAATGCTCTATGTATGGAACAAATCCACTTTTATCTGGATTAGGTAAATCATTTTGTCCATCATGACCAATCATTATTACTTTGCAATCATCATGAATTCTAGTTAAGACTTTTTTCAATTCTCCACGAGTGAAATTTTGTGCTTCATCAATGATTACAACCTTCCCTTTAAGGTTCATACCTCTAGCAAAAACATGAGACATGGGATATACCCATACTTCTCCGCGTTTTAATAAGTCTGGTCTTTCTGGATTAAATATTACTCGTTCAGGATCTTCATTTATTTCAATTAACGCATCTTTCAAGGGGGTAATATATGACTCTTCTTTTTCTCTTTGGTTTCCGGGTCTAAAGCCCATCGTTCTTTCTTCAACAGGACTGAATATATAATAAAGTGGTTTATTTAATAATTTGGCAACGGCAACAGCTAATGTAGTTTTTCCTGTTCCTGCTTTTGCATTGACAATAGTGAACTGGTAGTCAAAAATTGCATTCACATATTCTTTTTGCTCTTCAGTAAGCTTTGGAGCAAATCCAAATAAAAGATTATCTTTTGGTAGTGGCATAATAAACCCCCATATCTATATCTAAAAATTTACGATTCGACGCTATGCAACCATTTGAGGAAATTCATAGTTGCATAGCGTCACTATTAGAGGGGTATATTAAGAATTGCGTACTGCTTCTTTTAGTTTTGCTCCAGCCTTAAATGCAGGGGATACACGACTAGGTACTTGAATAGTTTCTCCAGTTTGAAGATTACGAGCAGTACGCGCAGCGCGTTTTCGAGTTAGAAATTTTCCAAAGCCACTAATGTTTACATCTTGACCTTGAGCAAGGGCTTCAGTCACAACGTCAGTAAAAGCTTCTACAACTGTACTAACATCTTTTTTAGTGTAACCTGTATTTTTTGAAATTGCTGTAATTAAATCTGCTTTGTTCATAAATTGATCAATCTCCCTTTAAATTTTTGTTTTTTGAGAAAGTAAAATATTCATACCCTCTCATACTATATACTGTAATTAGGCACTTATTTGTTATATTTTGACGTAATTATCTACAATTTTTACAAAAACTATGTAATCCATCCTTATTCCTTTTGTCTGGACTAAAATATTTTGTTGTTGCTAATCTATTTTGTTTACATTTTGCACATGTCTTATAAGTTCCCTTAACCTTATAGGTAAAGATCCAATCTTCTCGATCTTGTAAATATGTACTAGCTATCATTTTAGGAATAGTATCATTATAAATTTTTGATAATCTATCTTCGGTTAATTTTACACCGTATTTTTTATATATCTTCTCAATAATATCTTTGGCTTCATATCCGTCAATCTTCATAATCAAAATATCTTTAATGTAATCATCAAATAAAGTTTTTTCAATTAACTCATCTAATACAAATAAGATTGCCCACATGTCATGATCAGGTTGATAATATACACTTTGCTTAAGTTGACTGTAGTAATTAATCAATTCTAAAATATGTTTCTCTTTAGCAAAATCAATTCTGTTTTCTGATACTAATACATAGTCACCATATACAATTTGCCCATCAACGTATTTATCTGAAAAATATCCTGTATCTTCATCAAAATTAAAAACTGTTGATTCCTTTGTTAATCTTTTAAAATGAATAATACCAGCTAATTTTTCTTTCATTATCACTATTTCAGATGACAAGTCCTTAAATAATTTCTTTAACATATATAACTGTTTTTCGCCGTATTTAGTTACAATTGCTTTTTCACATTCTTTTTTAATGTTGCTGTTCTTACCATGACCTAATACTTTTCTTAAGTATTGTAATACATCATATACTTCTTTGATTTCAGGATATTTTACCAAATCTTCGCTAGTTATTTTTATTTTTTTGTTGATTGTGAATATTTTAGGTATCTTTTCAACTTCTTCCTTGCTACCAAGTAAAATTTCTTTCTTACTCCCCAAATTCATGTTCTTCTTTGTTTTTTTAAGTTTTACAGTACTTCCCCATTCAACACTTTTCTTTTTTTGTGTTTGATTTTTATATTTAGGAAATACCAAATAATCAACAATAGTACTTAAACCAAGTAAAGAAGTATCATTTTCTGTCAAGAAATCAGATTTTGATTTAATTTGTTTTTTTGCAAATAATGGTGAACTAATATAATTTATTAACCATTCTATCTTTTCATTGGTTAACACCTTATTTAAATGTTCAACTCGATCTTCTGCAAATTCTAAATTATAATCTAATTGTTTGATAATAGAATATAAAAATTGTTGGATGCTTCCGTCAACATGCCACTTTTTCTGTTTTGACCACTCATCTCTTTTTTGTTGCCACGGTCTTTTTATTTCCTCTAGGTTATAACCATAATCGATTTCATTACTTCTAAACTGATTAATCCAATAATTTTTTCTTTCATTCAATTTATCAGGATCGTCAAGTGTTTCAAGAATAATAAATTCAAATGAATCTTGCTTGTATTTATTCCAAGCATCCTGCAATCTCTTATTTTTATGCTCTCCCTTGTTTAATTTTTTGATCAATGGTGCCTTGTATGTATTAATATTTTTTGTTGAATTAATAAACATTTTATTTGTATGTTTGTTTGTAATGCAATAAATTCCTAGTTGAGAATCATTCATCATTGTCCCTTGTATCACCACCTTTCTTATTTAAATTTAATAGTTGAATATAATAATCATCATCCGTATCTTCAATATATTCTTTATACAATCGTCCACTAGTAATATGTTCTAAAAAATATGGTAATTCATCCCCTTCTTTTGTATAAAAAATATGAGGCACTTCATAATATTTAATTGCTTGATATTTTATTTTATTTGCGTTTTTCATTTCAATCTTTATTCAATTATTTAGAATAAAATAATTGCCTCCTTTCTGATTATATTCTTACTTTTAGAATATCATAAAATTAATAAAATATCAATATTTATAATATTTTACGTTATTGACTTTTCATAAAAATGCCTATATACTTAAAGTATATACCAAATTTTTGAAAGGAGTATGTAAATGAATTCCATAAATTATGCAAACAATGTAACTAGATTAAATCAAAATACTGTATTTGATCATATTCAAATCTTCCTTCGTAATAAAGCAAAAAGTAGCAAAAACACAGCCATAAAATACGAAAAAGATATACGAGATTTTTTTATGTATTTAAGAAACAAAAATATTGAAGATTTAACTACTGATGATTTGAAGGTAATTAATGCAGAAGTGTTGGATTATCAATCATATCTCTCTGATCGATTTAAAAATTCCACCGTAAATAGTAAATTAGTGGCAGTAAAAAGTTTGTATAAATTTTTTCAAAAAAATAATTATGATGTGAACCCACACGCACTTGATGTAGATGATCTACCAGATGATTCAACCAGAATAGGATTCTTATCTCCTGATGAAGTGTTTTTATTGGCTGAGTTAGCGCTTAAATATGAAACCCACAATCGCTATATGAAATATGCTTTAATTCTTTTAGCCTTTGCAACCAGCATGAGGCAAAATGCTTTATTACAGTTAGAATATAAACACATTAGACAATGTGATAAAGATCCTAACAAATATATTATTGAACCAGACTTTTTGGATAAAGGCAAGAAAATTTACAAAGAAATCCATGCAGACCTTTATCAAATTCTTCTTCAAGCAAAAGAAAAAGATGTGCGAAAACGTACCGATGACAAACTATTCACAATAGATGCTAAAGGTATTTCTCAAATGATGCAACGACTTTGTAAAATTGCTGGTTTTGATCCAAGAAGAAACATCTCTTTTCACAGTATCCGAAAAGCTGGCGCAGATTTTGCTTATGAATTTACTGGTGGGGATATGACGGCTGTAACTGCTCAAGGTTCTTGGAGTTCTCCTGATGTGCCTTATAAGTATTATCTTAAACCACAAACAAATATCACAGGGATTGCAGCTTTTGAAAAAATTGATGATGATGTATTTGATCAATTGACCCATGAAGAATTATTGATGTTAGTAAAAAAACAAGGAAATGGTTTTGGACAAAAACTACGGAGGGAGGCACAAAATATTATAAATAATAGAAAAAACAATTGACAACAATACTCTTTATTGTTATTTTGTTTTTAAACATAAAATATATTATATAATTACTAAACATACCCACACATGAGTGTGTGGGAATATTATTACTAAGGAGATGAAAGCGTTAATGAGTGATATTATTAAACTTAAATTAATTCCTACTTACGACTTATTCCCAAAAACAACAACGGATTTTCGTGTTTATTCTTGTATAACTCATGATACAAATGCACCAATCAAACTAAATAAATTTAATAATTTTGTAATTTCAGGGGAAATGCAAAAATTAACCCTTGGTGAAGAGTACATAGCAGAAATTCAAGAAACCAATCACCCACGATATGGTATAGGATATAAAGTCATTAATATTAAACAAGACATTCCACAAACGATTGAAGGACAATATGCTTTTTTAAGAACAATCATTCCAGAAAGTTATGTAAATGCGATCCAAGAAGCATATCCAAATGAAACAAATATCATTCAATTTATTCGTGAAGGGAAATTAGATTATTCTAAAATTAAAGGTATTGGGGATGTAGTATTTCAACGCATTCAAGATGCTGTAAATGAAAATCTTGATATTCAAGATGCATTGGTTGAACTATCTTCATTAGGCGTTACACATACCATCATAAAAAAAATTATTAATCATTTTGGTGGAAATACAACATATGCACTACAAAAAATAAAAGAAAATATTTACATACTTTGTGAAGAAATATCTGGAATTGGATTTAAAAAAGTGGATGAATATGCATTAAAAAGTGGAATAAAAGAAGATTCTCCATATCGAATTAATGCTTGTATTGAATATATTTTGACTAGAGAAGAAGATAATGGTCATTGTTGGATTGAAAAAGATGAGTTGATTGAAAAAGTAATGGATGAAGCGAATTTGGAATACAAAATCATTTCAGATCATTTAAAAAGTGAATTATTTATTAAAGATCAAAGGTTTTATAGTGATAGTTGGAGAATTGGACTATATAGAAATTATCATTATGAAAGTAAAATTGCTGAATACTTGATGGAATTAATGAATCATCCAGTGACTACAATTATAAATGATTTAGATGATAGAATTAAAAGAATTGAGCAAGAGCAAGGTTTTAAATTTACAGATGAACAAATTCATGCAATTAAAACTTGTGTAGAAAACAATGTTGTTATTATTTCAGGTAAAGCAGGATCAGGTAAAACGACGATTTTAAAAGGTGTATTAGGTGTACTTAATGAGTATACATACAATACATGTTCCTTATCTGGCAAGGCTTCGCAACGCATTATTGAAGCAACAGGACTTGAATCTAAAACAATTCATAGACTATTGGGTTACAACCCTGCAAATGGATTTGCTTATGACCGAGAATATCGATTGCCTCATGATATTATTGTTCTTGATGAAGCATCGATGGTAAACAATTTTATTTTTTATAAATTGGTTTCTGCTATTAAAGACGGTGGTAAGTTAATTATTTTAGGTGACATTCAACAATTGCCTCCAATTGGATCTGGTTTAGTATTATTGGATCTCATTCATAGTAAAGTTGTTCCTGTTTGTGAATTAACAAAAGTGCACAGACAAGCACAGAAAAGTGGAATTTTATCTCATGCCAATATGGTCAGAGAAGGAATTCAAATTAATGATCGTGGAGATTTTAAAAACAAAACCGTAGGCGAACTTCAAGATTTAACTTTAATTCCCTTTGAACGTAAACCAGATATTGCTTCGCACATCATTGATATTTGTAAAAAAGTCAAAGACCGGATTGATTTAAGAGAATTTCAAATTATTGTACCAATGAAAGAAAGAGGTAGCCTAAGTACAAAAGCATTGAATTTAGAGTTACAACAAATTTTTAACCCTAATCCTAATGCTGGATTAAAAAGAAATGGCTTTGAATTTAAAGTTGGAGATAAAATTATCAAGAGAGGTAATGATTATAATAATGATGTGTACAACGGGACATTGGGATTTATTGAATGGATTGATCTAGACGAAAAAACAGCAGGATTCAGGTTTGTGGGTAAAGATGAAATTGTGGTCTATACACAAGAGGATATGAAAGATATTGATATGGCATATGCACTTAGCACTCATGCATCGCAAGGTTCACAATTTGAAAATGTTATTTTTGCAATTGATTTTAGTGCATATAAACTTTTAAGTCGTCAATTGATTTACACGGGATTAACAAGAGCAAGCAAGAAATGTATGTTTTTATTTGAAAATGAAGCATTGAGATATGCTATTGATAATAATGAGGTTGTACAGAGGAATACGTTTTTGTTGGAGATGTTGAAGGAGTATGAGAATAAAAAATAAATACATATTGACTTTATAATTTAAACAAATTATCATCAATAATGTGCCCATCTATTTTGCAGATATTTCTGCTAAATAAAGTGCCGACTTTATATTTTGCAGAAATATCTGCAAATCGTCATTTCTATTTTGCAGAAATTTCTGCTCTGAGCAACAAGTAATAAAAAGAATAAACTATACAAAGAATAAACTATTAAAAAGAATAATGCGACAAAATAATTTCATCCAAGGGGGTGATTATTTGACTGTAGCTAAAAAAGAAGAAAATTATATTATTATCCCAAATTGTGTTTTTATTGATACTATTAAATATCAATCAAAACATTTAACTATTGATGAGTTATACTTATATGCTTGGTTATATAGAGATCGAATACCCGATAATTGGATTACAAGAACCAGCATTGATATGATTAATAATCTTTGTTACAAATTTGCAAATGGAGATGAATCCAGAAACAAAAGGACGATTAAACAATTATTAATTAATTTAAAAAATAAAGGATATATTGAAACAATAGGTGTTAGTGAAATTCATGAAAAAATGAAAAATTCAGATTCACTTGAAATTGAATTTTTATCTGTAGACTCGTCTATTGGTTATAATAGTAATATTACTTATTCAATTTTTGATCAGTTTGAAGATCCATTAGAATTTTTTATTTATGCATATATTGATTGCTTTGGAGATACAGGAAGAAGTTTGTCTTATTATAAATGGAGTAAACTAGCAAAAAAATCTGAATCCACAATTAGAAGTGTAATTGAAAAAATGAATTCTTATCAATTCAAGCCAAGGATATGGAAGTTTTCTGGTGATTATTATCAAAACGAATATGGAGATGTAAAGCAATATGAAAATACATATTATACTAGACCAAGTGAGGAAATCATTAAGAAATGGAATAGGTTTTATATGAAAGAAGTGAATAATGAATGGGAACTGGCTTTTGGATATAAAGGAAATAAAAAAAAATAATAACAATACTTGGGAAGAGGAAATTCCATTTTAATTTTAAGGGAGGATAATATGAACAATAATATACTTATTCCAGTAGTAGCTTTTTTGGATGATGAACAATATAAATTAGATTCAAATGAATTATATTTATATTCATTGTTGTATAGATATAAAATAATTTATGATAATATTACTTTAATTAATATTGATACAATATCACAATTAATGAAAAATAAATTTTATGTAATGAAACCTAATGGAGACGACACTAGAAATAAAAATAGAATAAAAAATATATTAATAAATCTTAAAGAAAAAAATTATATTAATTTTAATAATGACAAAATAAAATATACTACAGTTCTAATTATTAAATTTAATTATGAAAATAGAGCTTGTTATGATATACCATATAATGTGTTTGATAAAATTGAATTTCCAAAAGAATTATTAAATTATATAATACAAAAATATAATTTATTACATTTAAAGAAAAGAAAAATAAGAAATTATGAAAGTGGATATGAAAAATGGAAAACAACCGTGTTAGAAAATGATAATTATACCTGTAAAATATGCAATATTACAAACCAATTTGATGATAGTATTATTCTTCATGCTCACCATAAAGATGGCTATGACTGGTGTATAGAAAGAAGAACTGATCCCACTAACGGTGTAACCTTATGCGATGGTTGTCATACTGAATTTCATATTTTATATGGTTATGGTGGTAATACAGAACAGCAATATATTGAATTCTATGAAAACAAAAAGAAGAATTCTCGATTAAACGCCTGATGTTAGGCGTTTTTTTATTTGTAGAGGGATTATAAAATTGTGATCGATGGTAGGATTTTGTGTTATCGCAAAAAAGATTTTTTGCAGAATGAAATAAGCAATAATTGTTGATATTAAAAGAAAATTTGGAGTAGCGAGCATGTTATATAATTGTGGATATAGTGGATAAATCGTATATTTGTTGATGTGACAAGGTTTTTGAAATATTATAGTGGTGATATGGGGAGTTTTAGGGTGATTTGGTGGAGATGAAATTTGTTGATATAATGGGATTTTTACGATGTGTGATACGATTATTTTTTGGGAAAAATGTGGTAGAAAATGGTAAATATGAGTAATCGTGGATTGAAATTTTAGGGTGTGGGGATGGAAGTGCTAGGGGCACATTTTGGTAAAAAATGGTAAAAATGAATGTAAACTATCCCCCCTCATAGCTGAATACTGCCTATATATGTATAAGTATATTGGGTGAAGTGAGTAGCAGTAAGTATATAGTGACTGTATAGAAATAGTATGAAGGATTGGAAAGAAATGTAAATATCATTTATAAATGGCAAAAGCATTCCGAATGTGAAAATGGGAATATATGGCAAAATCGTATATGTAACATGGCGCGTGAGTCGCAAGACATATCCACTCCACAAAAACACATGTCTACCCATCATAAACATATGTCCACCATACATAAACATATATATACCACCAACAGACAAACATAATAAATAAATTCTATCACACACCAACAAACTAATAAAAAACATTTTAAAAATAAAATATAATAGTACATAAAAAAACCTATTGCATTATTTTCGATTTCATGCTATATTTGAATCAAACAATAAAAGGAATTGAACAACAGCAACGACGACAATCACTTTCCCTCCCTGCTCGGACTGCTTATACCGTATCAAGCGATACGGACGGCAACGAATCCGATCAAAGGGGAAGACATTGAAAACGTCTAGCACGCTGAATCAATTCCCTACATAGTTACTTGGCAGGATGCGAACGCAAGATAGCTTGCACTAGCATCCGGGGAAGTCGCTGAACAGCGCAAGCTGAACGGCGCAAGGGCTGATCTTTGAAAATAAAATATTATTTACACGCGAGTTATTCGCGTGCGTGGAAACGGCGATCCACGTTACAACAGCTTGTCAAAATGTGGACAGGCTGTCCGTACACGAAACAGCGTGGCAGCACTTCGTGGAACCTGGGGAGTCCACGGAGGCGACTGTATGAGCGAGATATACCGTCAAAAAAGCCCCTAGTCAGCTATCTGACTTGAAAGGGTACGCTTATTTCGTATCATATAGGCACGGTAGGAGTCCGGCACAACCCCCACATTATTCCGCTTTTTCTGTCCCCTTGCAAGAAGGGAGAAATAATAATGAAAACAATTATTTTAAAAGATATGGATAAATTAGAACATGATAAAAATGTAGGTTTTTATGACAAAGAACTTGATATGTTTTTTGACACTTTAGAACAATGGTTATTATTTAAACATGGCAAAACGTGGAGTGAAGTTATTTAAGAAGAATAAAAATAATAATGCAAGGGGATAGAAAAAGCGGAATAAAAATAAAAAAGGAGGCACAAAAATGATTATTTATCAAAATGATTATATTACAATCAAGAAAAAAAATGTTTTTGGAAAGATTGGTTTAAGTGGTTATAACTCAAAAAATAATGCAACAATAACAGCATTTGCAAAGAATGAAGCAGAAATAAATGAAAAAATAAAATATATAATTAACGAACTAAAAAAAGATAACAGTGTTATAAATTTAACTGAAAAACTAACAAAAATCGAAAATAATTTTCTAAAAACAGTTTTTAACCATGAATAGATTTTATTTAATTGTCCAACATTGCAAATGGCGCATAACAGCCACGTTGTGCGCCTTATGGAGTGTTGGACGCTCCAAAAAAATAAAATATTACATAGGAGGAACAAACAATGCAAGTAAAATTCATGTACAACGGCATAAAGGTTGACGGCAAACTGTATCGCGCCTATTACTGGCCGTGTACTTCCCGAAACATGCCGGAAGGAACGATCATCATTCGCGCGAAGGATTACGAGAGTTTCCCGAAAATTCCGGGTCTACGTACAATAAACAACACGGACACGATGACGGATTATTTCGAAAAGGATCGAATTTACGTTGAGCCGAATAACCAATGGTATCCGCAAGTTCTTTCGGCGTATAAAAAACTGCAAGAGCGGCGCGAACGTCGAAGGAACCCCGCCTGACGATGGCCCGGTGGCTCCGGGTCGAAACGCCCATAAGGGCGTCGCGGGAAGCCGCAAAATCAAATGAGGGAGTGAACAAAAATGGCAAAACGTTACTTCGATGGTGAGTATGTCGGTCTTAACAACGTGACTTACAGCGGATACTACACCGTTGAAGGTAACGTAGTAGTCAGGTTTACGACAGACGACGGCGAAACTTTTGATCCCGTCGGCGCAACACTCGAAGACGTGTTGACCTTCACGGAGTTACCGGAAGAACGAAGAAGAAATACCGTCTGATTTGTACATATTAAGGAGTGATAACATGACTATGACTAAAAAAATCATCATCAATGTTCGTCCTATCATTTCAAATCTTCTCGCCGATTGGGACGGAGAAGGAAAACAAAGTCAATATATCAGACGTAACAAAAAGCTGATACTTGAATTTGTTGAAAATCTAGTCAATGACATTTCGGTCCCTTATGATTTACAATATATCAATAGTTACAAATTAGACATTGAAAATAGGGAAGTGATAATAACATACACTTGGATAGAACAAGACAATATTTATGACTGGTGCGAAGGAATGAAACTTAATTTGCAAGTCATTTCTGATCATATATGGCAAAAAGGCTTGACATGCATAGTAAAATGAAAATATATGGGAGGAACAAACAAATGTGGATGCAAATTAACGAAAATATTGATACCGGAATTGTTTCTGTCACATTATACGACGGATACGGCAACATTCTTGAACAAAAAGAGAATATGACGGAAGACGTTGCTGAAAGTTATGTCCTTATGCTCAATGACAATTATTGTTTTTCGCAAAACATGAGAGTAGAAAACAACATTTACAAAAATGGAGAACTTTTTCGCACATTTCATCATTTTTTTAGTGACTTTATTGCAAGTTTTTGAATGTTTATCTTGAACATAAGTTATCAGTTTTTCCGTTTACGAATTGGAGGGATTGACCATGTATAACAGAATTGGACCACAAGCCGAATACAAATTCCGTTGTGCTAAACATCAAGTATACACTCGCTGCGGGAAGATGATCGAAGTCATGGCGGACGGAAAAAAGGAAGCAAGAAAGATTGTCGAGTCACACGGATATGCAGTTGCTTTTGTAACACGCATTCCCGCCTGACGAGCGCGAAGGCGCCTTTGGGCCCGCTGGCTACGGGCCGAAACCGGGCTTGTCCCGGTCGCGGGAAGCCGCAAAACTATGAAAGGGTGATTAGATATGGAAAAGCATCTGGTTTATTACGGTTCTGGAGAAAGCCGGGAAAATCCCGGCGTTGGCGTCGATTTCATGAAGGCCGACGTGGATGGAATCGAGTTGTATGCCGAGATGCCGCCGGTGGAAGGTGATGAAACCGGGACGTATGACGCGTTGAAAGCTGAAATCCTTGCCCAAGCGCAGGCGCACGGGATCGACGTTTCTTGCCTAGTATTTTGGAATGATTGAGCATGATTAAGGAGTGATAACATGACTATGACTAAAAAAATCATCATCAATGTTCGTCCCATTATTTCTAGATTGCTCGACGATTGGGACGGAGAAGGAACGCAAAAACAATATATTAAACGTAACAAAAAATTGATATTTGAATATGTCGAAAATCTAATCAATGATGTTTCATCTCCTGACTTGCACTATATAAAAAATTACAAACTGGATATCGAGAATAGAGAAGTAGTTATCATATTCACATGGACGGAACAAGATAATATTTATGACTGGATGGAAGGAATGAAACACAATTTACAAGCTATTTCTAACCATATATGGCAAAAAGGTTTGACGTGTGTAACAGTTTAACAGTCGTTCCGGCGACTCTAAACAGCGCATTAAGCCGGAAGCGTTAGACCGCATATAACAGCGGTCTAGGTTGCGAATAACAGAACGGGGGGAATAACATGGCAATAAGACTTAATCAAGAACAATTATTTACGGTCTGTCGGATACTATCCAAGGATTTACATAATATTTACATAACAGAACACGCCGAACAACGCATGGAACAACGTAAAATATCATATGATGATATAATAAATGCGCTGTCGAATCCTATTGAATTATTAGACATTCGTTTAACAGAAAAGAGATATTACGCATATAAAATTCATGGGAGTGATAAAAACAAACATATTGTTTTTGTAATTGACGAAAAAACACGGACAATACATGTTGTTACAGTCATAAATAAACTATATAATCATTAATAACAATAAAAAAGGGTGATAACATGACTACAGATATTAACAATTTGTTGTGCGTTGAGTGCGGAAATAGAGGATTCATACAAATAACAGTTAACAAAAACAATAACAACATTCCTGCGCTTCAATGTAAACATTGCATGTCTGTACTATACGGACATGAAGCAATGCAAATTATAACAGCGCAAAATGAACAATCAGCAACCAAATAACAAGTATTCCATCTTATTGCCTGTTTTTTATTTTAAATAATATCAAATATTATATTTGGAGGCGATATAAAATGATTCTTTATAAAACTATTATTGACATTGAAAACTATCCTGCGGAAGTGGTTTTTGAACGTTGTATAAATTCACCAGAGCATGGATTGACGAATGCTGAAGTGATGGTTATTTATGATAATATGGGAATTGACATTATTTCCTATGATCCCAATTTTAACTATGAAGAATATCTTAACAGCAAACAATTTGAAGACAAAGTATATGATTCTGCAATTGATCGTTACGAACGACAAATGAATTTATAACAATCCAAGCAGAGCCGATCCGCTTAATTTTCATATCCAGTTAAAAGCAGGATTTTATTCCTGCTATGGACTTGTAAACATTTGCTTTATGAGTCGATAGCAGGAATAAAATAATATAAATTAAGGAGTGAAATAACATGACAAAAAACGGTTTATATTTCAAACTTAAAGACGATAAGCATGTTTTTGGGAATGTCTATTCAGATAATATCAAAATAACAGAAAAATGCATCTTTTTTAATGTGGCAGGAGAAACAAAAAGAATTTATAAAGATGATTGTATTTTTTGGGCAATAGTCCCAAATATAACATTAGCTGAACATGAAAAGTTAAAGAAAAAACATGAAGCATTATTATCAGAAAATGGATTATTACTCGAAAATGGGAAAATTTTACAATATATCAACGGTCAATTTATTATTGACAATGAAGAATTTATTATAGGAGAAGAGGCATATTGTATTATTACTGGAAGGGAATTAATCTATTCATAAAAAAGAGAAAATAAAATTATAACAGGAGTGATAAAAATGATAATCAAATTGCATGAAAGATATAAATGTAAATCAAAACTAATCGAAAAAGTTATCAATAACAAGGGCTGGAAAATCAAAATTGTAGACGATCAAGTAGTAAGCAATAATATTGATCAAGATTTTATCGATTATTTTTGTGGATGGGAACAAACATATTCACCAACTACAACATGGAAACGATTGAAACCAAATGTAAAACCATTCTATGTAATAGGAGTGATGATCCAATGACTGACCAACAATTGAAAAAAACATCATCAACTTCATGAAACGTGCAAATAAACCTGTCACCATTGATGAAATCATTGATAACAGCGGTTTAACAAAAGATTTTTGGCTGATTAAAAGTATATTGAACCAATTGAAATTGTTTGGAGTGATTGAAGAATATAAAGAAGGATTAGAAAAAAGAAAATATGTCTTGTCGAGTCAACATAAAATATAATATAATCTATTCAAATAAGACGAAAGGAGGATTGAAAATGAAAATGAAAATTCTGCATTTTCTTTTCCGTCTTGTCTTTCCTCAAAGTCGTTTTAAACCTATTCATAACATGACATACGATGAATTACTGGAATTTATTGAACATGCTTGATTAAAATAAAATAATAATAAAGGGGAAATGAAAAATGAGTGTAACAGCAGCAGAAAAACAATATGTGTTGAATCAGGAAACCGGAAAAATCGAATTACATTTCAATAAATCCGAATACCAAGCATTAACAGCAGACCAAAAAGCAAACCTGAAACGTTTCTTCTTGTGGTCGCCTCAACGCCAAGCATGGGTTTCACGTTCAAAGAATAGTCATTACATGGCAATTCGAACGGCTGAACAGTTTGGTTTTACAAACGGCGGAAAAGTGGGTGAAAAGCTTACATATGCGGAAGAATTGCAACGGAAAGTAGATCGAGCAGAAAGACGTGCCGAACGTTATGAAAAATATGCAGAAAATGCAGAAAAACGTGCTGAAATGTTGCAAGCAGAAATGAATGAGTATTTGCGAAATCATGATATTGCTTTTTTCACACAACCGATCATTGCAGGACATGCTGCATCGGAAGCTTTTGCTAGACAAAGACAACGCATATACGACAGATATCATAAAGGTTTTGAAGAATATCGAAAAAGTGAATACTTCAAGCAAAAGGCCATAACAGCCCATCAAACCGCAAGCATGACACAATTACAAGACCGTTCATATCTTAATAACAGAATTCAAGAATGTGAAGCGAATATAAGAAAGTATGAACGGTTGATTGTAACAGCAGAAGAAAAAAATAATCAAGAATGGTTACAATCTTTATTAGATAAAATGGAATATGAAGTGGATAAGTTGGCATTTTTTCAAAATAAATTAGACGCGATTGGTAAAATATATACAAAAAATGATATTAAATCAGGTTATTTAGTTAAAATTCAAAATGATTGGGCGGAAGTTATAAAAGCAAATTCAAAAACAATTGAAGTAAAATTTCCATGGAATAATTGGACATTGAAATATAATTATGCAGAAATTCAAGAAGTCAAAATTCCTGAAGACTGGAAGGAGGAGAAAAAAGAAATCAAAAATCCGTTTAACATTGGTGACATCCTTGTAAGGAAAAATATTGCTGGTACTGCTGTTATTTCAGCTTATCAAGTTGTGAAAGTGACAGAAAAAAGCGTAACAATCCAAAAAATTGCTATTGAAGAAGGAAAACCAATCAGGGATAAATTTGTAACAGACAAGCAAGAAAGACGACAAGTAAAACAAGACAGAAGCGGAAATTTTGTTGTGAATGACGGCGACTGGTATTTGTACCAATATACTGCTTAATAACCATAACAGGCACATAGTATAATTACTATGTGCCTGTTAAAATCTACATTTTAACAGAAGGGAGCAAATAAAGATGTTTGAATTAATAGAATTAAAGACTGGTCGTGTAATTGAACGTCACAATTATTCTTTTCAAGAATTTATTGAAAATAAATATTCTAGGTTTTGCTCATTACAAACTGAAAATGGTTTAATAATTGGTGATGTTCGTCCTGATTTAGTATGGCGCGAAGTTAAATAAAATGAAAAAATTGTATCGCCTTTCAAGAAGTGAAGACAAATTGGAATGGATCGAATGTACTGGAACCGAAGTAAAAGTAGAAGGATACATATTATACTATGTAAAAAACGTAAAATTCTATGGTTATTATTCTAATTGTTTAATCGAGCCAAGGACAGGCATTTCTGTTGCACAAGGTAAAACCAAAAATCTTTGCACTGAAGACTTTAAAAGAAATTTGCAAAAAATTGGTCATGACGATTTTGAAAAACAAATAACAGAATGTATCAAGAAATATGGGGAATCACCATTGTATAACAAGACAGTTTAAATAACAAAAATTAAAAAACTAAAATAATAATATTAAAAGGAGTGTTATAAAATGATTCAGATTTCAACTTCTCCATGGGGATATATTCATCATTGCAAAACTGTTGTCGATGGTGTTTATATTGTTGAAACTGCTAGTCATGGCGGAATTATGATCCATAAAGATATTGCAGAACAATTGCTTTCAAAATATGCAAGAGCAAAAGGATCAAGATTCCAAGATTATTATTGCTATGAAGAGGATTGCGACTATGCTATTCCAGTTTTCGAAATGAAACATTTTTGGCAAAAATTCTTTAGAAATAAAGATAACAGCGAAATCGAAAATATTCTCATGAAGTCGTTAAGTCTTTGGAACGCTGATTATTTGATTGCTATTGGTGTAACTCCACTTGAAAAACAATACAAACAATATCTTGCCAACAAAAAAGAAGAAGAAATGAGAAGAAATAAAGACGAAAATTTAATTATAGCAGCGTGGGGTGACTGGCACACGAAAAGAAAGGGAATCAATCTAGTGTTAACAGCCGACGGAAAATATCACTATGTAACTGAAAAAAGTTACAAACCTTTTGACGGATTGTATCTTTTGAGTAATTGTGAAATTGTTGAAAGTGACGTTCCTTATTCTGCATAAAATATAGGGGATTATTCGAAATGGATAGTCCCCCAAAGATTCTCAAAGGGGTGATATATAATGCGCTTTATTTACGGCAAGAAAATCAATAACAAAATTTTTGTTCGCACGAAAAAAGGGAACTGGATTGAATTTGCTTTACTTTTTGTAGAATAAAAAGTAAAATATATATAAAAAAACGGAGGTTATATCAAATGAAATAAACAATTGCTCATGTTAAGTACGAAAATCATGTAAAAGAATCGCTACTTTCAGGAAAACCAGTTAATTATGATTTAAAAGACTTTATTCCTCAAAAATAACAGCAAGAAAACAACAAGACAGTGTACAAAATATGAAAAAATAGTCTATGATATATTCAAAAAAGCAAAAGAAATTTTTCCTAAAATGCATGATGGTATGTTCATAAGACATGGTTATATTGCTGAAGAAATGGCTTATTTAATGAGTCAATGTAATATTATCGAAGAAGCAAGAGAGTTATATAATACATGGAAACATATTACATATAACACACCATGTCATAAATATTAAAAAGTCGATAAAACAAGTCTTTTAATAAGAAAGGGTGGAAAATATGAAACAATATACAATTGATTTTGTGTATTTGGATAATTATGAAATAACGGCATATAATAATGGTAAAATGGAATATTCTGATATTGTTCGATCATATGAACTAGATGGTTATGTATCTGCTTTGGAAACGCAAGGTTATAGGCGAGAGGTTATAGGCGAGCCTATGATGTTAAAAAATATAAAGAAGAATTTAACGAAGCTAAAGAGAAATATGAAATAGCAAAAAAGAAATACAAAACAGCGTTAAAAAATCCACTAATTATTGTTAATCAATAAATTCAAACGTTTGGAGGATAAAGCAATGAAAAAACATGTTTTTATCAAAGTTTTTGAAAGAATTGTTGAACTTCTTAAAAACGAACAAGATAAAATTGATATTAATAATACAAATGATCTTGATATAGTAGATGAATATTTTTTATTCGATGATTTGATTTCAAAGTTTTCATTGAAAATTGATACGTTGCAAGGTAAAAGTTTTGCGAACTTTGATTTTTTTCCCGACTGGAAGGAAGAAAATAAGGAAATGAAACAAAATAAATTTTTCCATTACATTAATTTGATTGGAACAGAATTCATCGATGTTGGTGACGTTGCAAAAATGATGGGATGGGATACCTATCAAGTTTATGACAGATTGGAGGAATTGCCGATACCAGTCCATAATGGATTAAAAAAATTGTGGGCAAAACATGATTTTGAACATAAAGAGCAAAGAGCAACACTAAGTCAAGTTTTGACAGTTGCGGAAGCGGCAAAAAAATATAATGTTTCAAACGATACTATTATTAAACTGTGTCAAGCAAAAAAGATCGCCGCAAGACAGACAGAAGATGGCGAATGGCTTATTGGGCGCGAAGGTTTGCATAATTATTTTAAAAGTATTATTGAATAAAGAGGGGTGTAATAACAATGACAGTTAAATTTAGACATCCTGATTACTTGTTTTTATTTGATATTGACAAAACGTTAGAACATTTAAAATCACTTAAAGATAATATTCAAAAACCTTTCATTATGGATGCTGGCACACTGAATAATAATCTTTTTGACAATTCATATAACAGTTATGATGTTGGATATTATATTCACAATTCTGTTTTAGAATTAATGCAATTTTTGACGAAAAAAAATAACATTTGGGAAATATGCGAAGTTGCTTTTAATGAAGACTACGAATGGGGAGAAAAAAGAAATAAAGATTTATTGTATAAATCATTTTACAAATATTCTCTTAAAGATGAATATGTTAAACCAGCAATCACAATTATTGACAAATGGATCGAAGAAACGGAAGATATATATAACAAAATGAAAGAAGAACAAGAGGAAGAAAAACAAAGACGTGAAATGTATAAGAACAAATATTCTATTATTGAAGTATATAAACTTATTAAACCATCAGGCGGAGAAAATGGACAAGATGGCTATTATGATGGTTTAATTAGGAATAACAGTACTGGACAAACTGTTAGAATGGTCGCGCGAAATGTGTTTGACTTTGGATTTTATACTTATCCCAAACGACTTGAGGGGACAAACGATGTCTTTAATAGAGAGGTATGGACAGAAGAAGAAAGAAATGTATCAAATTGGATTTGTGATTTTCCACCGTTTACAACAAGGACTCGTATGTAATTAATAATTGGAGGGATATTTATTATGCGAAATTTAACAGAGTTGAAACAAAAAACGTTGGAATACTGTGAAAGAGTAAGGAAAAGCGGAGGTTTAACAGCAGAATACCAATTGGGACAAAAAACGTTACCAGATCATTGAGCCAAAAAAGGCGTCTATCGCCTTGTCCGTGCGCTTGGCGATTATGATAATTATGATGATGCAGTAAATGATTTGTATGATGTTTGCAATAATATTAAAACGGAAGAAGAGATTATTGAAAAGCGACTTAAGCCACGATTGTAAAAGGAAGTGAAAATATGATTTGCTTATTGACTAAAGGTAAAAAATTAAGAGTGATTTATGACAGCGAAATTATGGGTGAAATGGATTATGCTACATATAGAGCATGTAGAACGATACTAAAAGATATTATTTCAGGAGAAACGAATGATTTGGGAATTCCGCAAAATTATCACTATTTGTTAACAGACTCATTAACAGAATTCAATGTAGAATTTGATGAAAATCAAAGCGCAGGAGTTAAATTAGCGTTACTATTTCGATTACAAAAAGGAATGCATGACATTAATAAAATTGTTGCTATGACTGAAAGGATTAATAAATTTACTAGAGAAGAAGCTGCATATTGGTTGAGTAAAGTGTTATATTCTCCAACGGAAGAGCAAAGAAAATGGGCCGTAAAGGGATTAAGAATTATTCTCGTTGGACCGTAAAAAATTGAGGAGGAGTATTGGATGAAGACGAAATTTATATTAAAGAATTTCAATACAGGTGAAGAATATAAAAAAAGATTTGTTAATATTGATAAAGTTTTTGAAATAAAAAATAAATTAGAAAGAAATGATAACAGTCAATGGGACGTTTATGCCATGACGCCATTTGGTACAGTTTTAGTATTTGATGATGAGAAATGGAAATGGCGATAAACAAAAATAAAGAAAGGATGACTAATATGAAATATGTGGCTGTAGCTGTTAATGGTGGAGTTGTACATATTGAAGAAAATAAAGGAAATGTTAATGTAAAGATTGTTGATTTTGATAATGGCGATCCAGAAATCAAAAAAGAAGAAGTTAACAAATTCGACGCTATTATTTTTGTTAGGGGAGGAGTAGCAGAAGTTGCATATAATGCAAATGATGTGAGTGTAACGATTAAAGATTATGACAATGTATGATTTGAATAGGTCATTGATTTTGTTATACTATTTTTTAAGTTAAATAAAATGACAATTTTAATAAAAGGGAGTGTAAAAAGAATGGGTATAAAAAAATAAAATATAAAAATAATATTGACATAAAATAATATTAAACGTACAATATAATTGTAAATAATATTAAGGAGTGGTTTTCATTGAAGAAAATCGATCTTGGAGAAAAATTTAAAAAGGTACTGGAAGAAATTGAAGCACTTGAACAAAAGAAAGTCGATGTTATGAAAAAGCCGAAAGACATTTCAATTCGTGATAACAGCCTACATATTGATGGTTTGGGGATCGTTGACTTTACTAAAACGGGATTGCAAACATTTTGTGCTAAATTGGATTTGCCGTCATCTTATATGGCTAAATTGATGGACAAGCAGGGGAAAAGCACATACGAAATTGAACGAGATCAAGAAGTGTTTAAAATGAATATTCAAAGAGGACTTGAAACTTTAAAAAATGATACAGACATTTTTATTAGAACATATAATGAAGGCGACAGACATTTGATTCGCGGAGCATTTAGCGACAGATATAATGTTTTGGATAATTTGCCGATCCTAAAAGAAATTGAAAAATACGACTTCAGCGAATTACAAGCGGAACATTTTAACGTAACAAGCGACTATATGGATGTTCGGTTTACAATGCCTCACTTGAAAAAAACAATTGGAAAATTACCAGAACATGAAGTTAGATTTGGCGTAACAGATGACATTGTATTTCCTGCAATTCATTTGCGAAACAGCGAAGTTGGTAAAAGTAAAATATCAATCCAATTTATCATTTATCGTTTGGTTTGCACCAATGGTTTGATTAATCAACGCGATCAATACAGAATTGTAAATAAAAGACATATTGGCGATTTTGATTTGTCTGATGTAAATAACAGGATCGCCGATATTGCACAAAAGACTCCAGCAATGTTTGAGGCGTATATTGAAGCTATGATAAATGCAAAAAATGAAAAAGTAGATGATGCCGAAGAAATTCTCCATTCTCTTAATAAACGTACTGGAGTAACTAAACGAATGACGGAAACAGTCATTAACAATTGGAGAACAGAACAACGCATGGATCGTACCAGACATGGTATAATTAATGCAATAACAGCGGGCGCAAGAGATTGGGAAAGACAAAGGAACGATTTCAGCGGAAGATTGATTCTTGAAGAAATCGCAGGAGAAATGTTGTTCGCAAAAAGTCTGTAAATGTTATAATTGGGGAAGGGGAGAGATCCCCTTCCCATACATTCAGTTAAAAGGGTTATTTGATTCCAATAATAATTTGAAAGAATTTAAGGAGTGGAGAGATTTGTATAAATTAACATATCAAGACTTTGAATATGCAGGGAAAATCAAAGAAAAAGAATATCAAACATTACGCGAAGCAATGTTTGACGCAAAATATATTCAATCTTCAATAAAGGGACAAGTTATAAAAATTGAGAGTGGAGAGACAACATATAATTTTCAACAGATAACAGATTATTGGCGAAAACATTTTTAAGGAGTGTTTTTGTTGATTAAAGTTCCCAAATGGAAAGATGAAAACAGGGAAACATATATAAAATATTTACAATCATTTATCAATCGATTGGAACGCAAACAATACAGAAGTGAATATGAAGAAAAGCGACTTGAATCATTAAAAAACAAACTTAAAACAATAGAAAAAAGGGATTGAAAATAAAGGTAAAATATTGTAATATAAAAATCAAATATATTGTATGGAGTGATGATAAATATGGTTGTTGCGGTACTAGAGAGGTGGAAAGGCAAAATTCATCTAAACAAATATGAATTTACAGATCGACAACAAATGCAAAATTTTATTCGTATGTGTAAAGAATCAAATTGTTTAATCTTTGGCAGTGTGACAAAGAATAATAACAGAACAGGGAAAGTAAGTTGATTAAAAATAAAATATTATTACATAAAACAAATGGAGGAATGAAAAATGAATAGAAAATCTTTATCTTGGAATGTGAAGCAAGTTTGTACTATGATTGATAAAGGTACTATTACCTTTGATAATCCAGTACAAAGACCTTCTAGACAATGGAAAAAAGAAGATCAATCATTATTGATAGATTCTATTTTGCGAATGTTTGTGCCAGATATCTACGCTGTCCAAGTTACAAAAGAAATTGAAGGAAAAATGGTCAACACATATGATATTATTGACGGAAAGCAAAGATTGACTACTATTAACAGTTTCCGAAAAGATGAATGGGCATTAACACAACTTGATCCTGTTACACTTGAGTCAACAGGGGAAACGTATGATATTTCTGGTAAAAAGTTTTCGGAGTTACCGGAAGAAGTACAACAAGAAATTTTAGGTTATACATTAACGTTTAAAGTGATTGAAATCGAAGATGATGAAGATGAAGAAGCAATCGTAGATGCAATATTTTATAGGTTGAATAATGGCAAACCAATGTCAAGGGGCCATCTCGCCTTTGTATCAGCGCATAAAGATGTGCAAAAATACGTTCATGATAAGATTAACAATCATTCTTTGTTCACTATAACCGCACATTATCCTGCAAGTTCAATTAAAAATTCTGATCGGGAGTTGACCATTCTTCAATCAATCTTGTTAGCGGGAGGATACGAATATAAATCATTTGCTAACAAGGACATTGAAGAAGTCTTCAAGGATAAAGAAATTGAAACCGATGTATTCAACAAAGTAACAGCAGCATTTGATATGATCGTTAATGCTTTCCCTGATTATAACAAGTTTGTAACCAAAACAAGTATTCCGCCTATGGTTGCGCTTTGTATTAATAATAATTTTGATGGAAAAGTGATCTCATTCCTTCAGAATTACGCTGAAACAACAGAAAAAGGCGATGCATATAGAAGGTATTGTGGAGCAAGCGGAACCAAGAAAAGTATGGTTGAGGGGCGCATAAAAGGGTTGCAAATTCTCTATGAGCAATATCAGGATTAACACAATGGGCTAGGTTGATCCTAGCCCTATACATAACACTTCAAGAATAATAGGGTTAAAACTATATTTTTATCCAAAATTAAGGAGGTATGAAAATGACAAAATGGAGGGTTTTAGCACGACATAAATGGGTTGCTGGCGCAACGATTACAGAAAGCATTAATGAAGAAAATCAAGACATTAGACGGTATACTGCAACGGTTCATGGTTGGAAAAATTTTAAGATTTATGAAGGTGATCCAAAAGACATTGATGTAAATAAAATAGTTGAAAAGGTTAGGGAAATTCGTGATCGTATTGAATCAGGAGATGTAACTATATTTACTGAAAATACTATAATTGCGACAAGCTAAAATGCCATGAAATGATCCTTTTATGAGGGAGGGATAAAAAATGGCGAGAAAAGCAGTTTGCAAGGTGTGTAATCGAGAAATTAATACACAAAAACAGTCGCACTACAAATTTGGTAAGGATATTGTTTGCTACGTTGAAGGAACAGAAGATTGTGTTATAACATATGTTGGGTGGCATTTAATAGAAAAGGGTGATGGATTGGGAAGATATAACGGTGGTTATGAAATGATTGGTATGTACGGAAATGATTAATGATAAAATGAATATTTTATGAGGTGATGAATTGTATGTTGAGAAATTATGAAGGCAATGATAATTACGGTAAACCAAAAAGCGAATATCTAAAAAAAATTGCAAGTATGAGTAGAGATGAATTACTCAAAGAAACAGAATCAAAAATTTGGTTATCTGCATATGCAGCCAATAATCCAAGATCAGATTATCATTGGCAATGTGATGCTTGTTATGACGAATGGAGCAAACGGGACGATGTAGAAGGTTATGAGATAGCTTGGAAGCGTGCATCAGGAATGGGATAAGTTAATAAAAGGATTTTTTTATTTCAATAAAAGGAGAGAAATACAATGATTGAGTTGTTTGAAAGAGTGGAAATTATTGAAGGGTACAGAGAAGGAGATTTGGGAATTGTAATTGAACTTAATGAAGATATATGCAAAATTGAATTTGATGACTATGAAGTTCATTCTTATGATATAAATGACGTAATGAGTGTTTATGAATAATACTATAAAAGAAGTATTTTATAGCAAAGAGGGTGGTTGGTATTAAAATAAATGATTTAAAGATAATTATAAATCAACATAAAAGAGATAAAGAATATTATAAAAGTTATATACAATATTGTAGTTTAGTTTATAAATTAGATTTTGATGAAGCATATGAATTGACTTTAACTGATTTGAGTAGGTGTGATTATGCACTTAAAGATGTTGATATAGTTTTTAGTGCATATCAAGAGTTAATTCAAAATATAGGAGATGATAATATAAATGTTCAAACCGAATGATGAAGTAATAAGTAAAATAACAGGAGAAAGAGCAATTGTCAGTTACATAAATGATGAGGAATTAATGACAGTGCGTTTTAAAACAAAAAAATTTAATAAAGGAAATCTTGAAGTACATGGAACGCAGGTTTTAATTAAGAATTTTGAATTGGCTATAAAATAAGTCTTTTTGAGGATGTGAATGAGTTTGATTAAAAAAATTTTACGATACTTTGGATATTATAAGATTAGTGATCTTGATACTGGTGGTTGGTGCGGTATTTGTGGGAAATGGATGGAAAAGGAAATTTTCCCCAAAGATGAAGACAAATTTTGGAGAATATCAATATGTGAAGAATGTAAATAAAAAATTTTAAGGGGTTTGGTGAATAACTCAAAAGAAATGATAATAAATACAATTTTTGATTATGAGTATTGCAAATTGCGATAAAAAAGCAATTGTATCGGCTGAAGGGAGGGTTTAGTATATGAAAATACTTTTCTATAAGTACCTATGTTGGAAGCGTGATAAGTTCTTTTATAAATGGATTAGAACAAAGAAAGAAGAACATTTATGGAAGTATCAAGTTTATGCGGAAAAAGCTTATAAAGCACGATAAAAAGCAGAATTTATATGAAGTCACCGTAAAACCCATGCGTTTACGCATGGGGATATAAGGAAGCAAATAACCGTGGGACACACGGGGATAGCTTGGTCAATTTCACTTCAAAAGAAGTGATCACCCAAGAATCCCCTAGCTTTAACTATGGGGAGTGTCAAATCACTTTAAAACCCGTAAATTCATTTGTTGCAGCAAATAGAATATAGAAAGGAGATTTTAAAAATGAGATATTACTATAAAATTGATGACAATAAATATTGTGTTAAGATTAAGGAATATGGTTACGAGATGTTTAAATGTTTAGTTTTTAAAAAGTTTTTATTTCGTTACAAAAAAGTATATGAGAAAATATATATGAGGCAGTTAACTGGAAATGATGCAAAACAAATGGCTATTAATTCAATAATTGAGTATGAACATAGTAAATTAATTGTTTAAAGAGCGCATTGATAAAAACATTGAGTTTTATTATTAAGGAGAATAGAATAAAAAAGAAATGTTTTTTTGAAAAAGACAAAGGGGATGAAGACAATGAAAATTGTATGGTTTAGTCGCCATGAACCAATCCCAAAACAGATTGATGAATTGAAACGAATTTTTGGTGATGATGTACAAGTAGAAATTGATCCGAATCCATTTTCAAGTGCAGATGATGTAATTGAGCGGTTCAATAAATCAGGAGCAAAAGAAATGGTTATTGTTGCACCGCTTAGTGTGATTGATGCAATTACAAAACGTGGAATTAGGCCATTATACGCTGAGATGCGTGTAGTACAATCAAAAGAATACGATGTTGAATCAAATGGCAGAAAATTTGTTTTTGAGAAATTTGTAAGGATTAACAAGGTGACAATCGAAAAAGAGAACTTAAAGTAGAAAAACCGCCATGAATGGCGGCTTCCTACATCAAAATAACTGAGTGAGACAGTGAATAATAAAGTTTGCGTTAATTCCTTATAGGTACGCTAAAATAACTTCTTAAACAAATAATCACTCAGTTACAAGTCCTTAAAAGGTATCGAAACTATACTTAGTATATATTGGTATCAATTTTTTGTCAAGGGAGGGTACAAAAAAATGAAAAAGAAAGAAATACAAGCATGTTACACTGCAACCGTCAGAAAGCCTCTGCCTTTAGGCATGGGGAGTGTCAACGCGTGATTTAGTCGGAGAAAGTTTGGATTTCTATGTTAGAAAGAGAATAGAATTGATAAAAACTATAATAACAAAAATAGCATAAGGGGATAAGAATTATGTATATTTCAAAAGGAGTAACAGCTTGTCTTTATGGTGGAATAACTGATAAAATCACATATGTTGAAAATCAGATTAAATATTATAAATTGCATAATAATGATGAATTCATAAAATCAATAATTAAAGAAAGTTATAATGATATTAAAGAAGCAATTGAATTCTATACGGAATATTGTGTTTTGTCTGCAAAATTCCTTCAAGATGAATTTGAAAAATTGACAGCTAAATATAATGAGATCATGAATTTCGAGTGAGAGGTAATCATATGGAACAACATATAAAAAAATGTAAAGCCATTGATTGTGACAACTATTTCTATGTAGAGAAAAAACCGGGAAGAACAAAAGAATATTGTAGTTCACGTTGCAAGGATCGAGAAAAAGCAAGATTGTATCGAAAACTACGGAAAAACAAAAATCTCTGCCCTCAATGTGGAGGACAGATGGACAGTAATAAATCATATTGTTCAAAATGCAAAATGTATTTTGCCGAAAGATATAGAATGAGAAAAATGAAGAAAATGAACAGTTTGGTAAAATAAAATAATTATTTTCGAAAAATATACTTATATTGACTTTTTTTGATGAAATCGGCTGTTGTGTTTTGAGATAACAGCCGATCTATTTCTTTTTCAACCTCAGTATAATTGTTGTAATATTTGAGTTGATCTGCACATGCCTGTTTTATGGCATTCATTCCTTCATGGTACATACCTATTGTTCGTATGACATATAAGATATTGGTTTTGGCGTCAACTAAAAATAAATTAATAGCATTACCCTCTTGCAAAAATAACTCTCTTATATTTTCTGGTTCTTTTAAGAAATTAATATTTAAATCAAAAGACCAATTTGAAGAAGAGTAATAAATAGATATAATTGGTATGTTTAGTTCTATATAAATATTGAAATATAAGTCGTTAGAGCGAAAGGTTTTAATATCTTTTGGAGTAGGTGAATTAATAAAATAATGAACATCAAAACTTTTTCCAACTAATACTGGTCGTACATTTTCAGTATTTGGAGAAGGATTAGGAATAGGGAAAGGTTTGTTAACTTCAAGATGGTAAAGCATAATACCATCTCCCTTTTTTAATTTTTTAATAGCATTATAACACAAAAAAATGACATAAAAAAACCCAATCGTATGATTGGGTCATCCAGTCATTTCATCCAGTTTATCAAACGCGCCAAGTTCTCTTGCACGTTGTAGAATTTTGATTAGCTGTTGGAAATCGTGGTTGGTTAAGTCAGGTTTGTTGTTAAGATCGTATCGCAATTGATCGTTTTCGGCTTTTAAATTTTCAATTTCTTTTTCAAGTTTTTCTATGGTTTGTTTTAATTCTACAATCAATGATTGAGATTTGTCTTCGTTATTACCCATTTTTCTCCCTCCAGTATCAATCAGTTGTTTTTATAAAGTATGTCCAAAAAAATAAGAAAAAATACATAAAAATTGTAATATAGAACATTTGTTCGCTTGAATTTTAAAACTAAAATATGTAAAATATAGACAATAGGGAGAGGATAGGAGTGGAGGGGCAAAAGAGATGCTAGTAGTAGATAAGTCAATTAAAAGTAAAAAATATAGAGGAGCAAGGGGTAACGAAGTTAAAAAATATGATATTTGGATGGCAGAGATGCGTGAAGGCAAAGGTGTCGAACAAGTTGGTACTCGACCTGTTGTTATTATTCAAAATGATGTTGGAAATGCCTTTTCCCCGGCTGTCATTGTTGCGCCCCTTACTTCGTCTATGAGTAAAACAAAAATACCTACACATGTTGCCGTAAAAGCAGAATTAAATGGACTGTCGAAAGACAGTACTATTTTAACAGAACAAATTGTAACGTTGGACAAGTCGAGATTAAAATATAAAATCTCCAGACTTGATCTAGCGACTAGGCGGAATTTGGATGTAGCTTTGATGGTTAGTCTAGGGTTAGCAGATACAATAGCTTAGGATGTGCATTTTTATGAATAAACAAAAATAAACAAATCCCGCATAAAAATTTATATGCGGGATTTATTAATTCAATCAATCGATAAATTCATATTCTTCTGTTTCATCTGACCATTTACAATGGCCTTCAAAAATTGTTATAATACCGTTGAAAACAATACCCGTTGCGGCTGCCCAATGATACAGATCATCAAGGGTAGCTAGTCCGTAACTTTGGCCGGTTCGACTAGCTTCCTGTTCATCTGAGGTGAGTAGCCAGTGACGGGTATTTGTTTTTGGATCGGTATATACGCAATAGTAAATATGCTGATAGCTATTCACTATGTATGTCACCTCCTTGTCCAAGGGAATTTCTTACCAACATAATACTTTATGTGTGTCATGGTGTCAATATGTTAATTAAAAATTTGATTGTGTTATGACACAAACTATATTATAATTGGTATAGAAAGGAGGACACAGGGAGTGGAAATTAATCAACATACAAAACTTAAAGATATTTTTTATAATTTTCGCACTAAAAATGATTGGACTTTAAGAGAATTTGCGAATAAAGTTGGTTTTTTGACTTACTCTTATTTAGGTAAGATCGAAAGGGGAGAGGTTTTACCCTCTAGAGACACGTTAAAAAAAATTGCAGATCGGTTTGATCTATCTTACTATCGTTTATTATTATCCGCTGGATATAAAGTAGATTTGGAAAAAGATATAAAAACAGTAGATTTGGGAATTCGGGGTAAAGAATTGCAAAAATTTATATTAACGAACAGTCTTTCAATTTATGCTTTGCCTGATTTGGGAAATTTAATAACAGAAAGTAAAATAAATCCATATACCTTTTGTGATATAATTGGCATACAATATTCGGAATTAAAAGATTTAGTGAATTTAGATAGATCTGTTTCTTTAGAGGAAGCATTAAGAATATGCAAATTTCTTGCGATTAAATTTTATGAAGGGTTTCAAATTGTAAGAAAAGGGGTTTATCATTCATTTGTAATAGACGATGAAGATGTTGCCATGACTATTCATAAATATATCGAAGAAGAATCAAATGTTTTTTATCGTATAAGAGATGATGAAATATTGTATGTGAAAGACAAACAATATAATTATATTGCTTCAAATAATAAACTTATATTTGATGATTGTTTTGAAGAAAAATTAACTCAAGATGAAATAGAATATTTGAAAGAATGTCTTATTGTTTATAGAAAATTAAATTTAAAGCCATTAAAACCAATTCCATAATCAGGATTGGTTATATTTTATAAAATTAATATTTAATTTTTTGTATTAAAACGTTGAAAAAGATGGTATAATAAAAATAAATAGTAATAGTGTTAAAGGGTGTATTTAATGAATATAATCAAAATTGCAGTTAAAATGTTGGAGAACCGCTTAAAATAGTAGAAGTAGAGGATTCAATTGAAGTGTTTGAGAGATATTTATATATTGATGGGAAATTACACGTTTTGAAACATTATATCAAGGAGATTGAAAAAGGAAGGTTTGATTAAAAATTTTAGTAAGTGTAAATTGAGGTGATAATTAATATGAGAAAATTTTACAGTATAAGCTCTACTCCATATTGTTCGTTTTTAGATCAATATGTCAAAGTTGTTTATGCAGAGAAATTAGAAGAAGCACATGTTTATTTGGTTAAATATGAAGATGAAGAAGATATATATCACGAAAAAATAGTCGAGCATCATAAATATGGAAAACCAGTATTATTTGATAGTAAAGAAGAATACGAACAATTTAAGGCCAAGATTATAGAAAATAGAAAAAATCATCTTCTGGTAGATGATAATTGGATTGAATTTTTGTATTCTGAATATTGTTCTAATTATTCTGAGCAAACATATGAAATCGACAGAGAAGCTATTAGACAAATAATTAAAGAAAAACTTGGGATTGATGTTTAAAAATTTGAGGTCCCACACTTATTCAAGATTTATAATAAAAGAATGATTTTATCGCCCAATAAAAGGAGGAGATTTACATAAATGTCCGAAATTTTTGAAAGGAAAAGCGGAATGATTGAATTGGTATCTAAACATGATAACATGACTAGGATTATATTTTATCCATCTGATTATGATTCGGAATCTGCTCATTCACTATCTGGAAAATTATATGAAGCCGTTTCGTGGGGAGTGTATGACGGTTCAGATGTCCATGAAATGAATTTTATTGCGGATGTTAGTATAAAATGGGATGGATGTTCTCACTATTGGTTTTATGGTGAAGATTATATTGATGAAGGTGAAAAAGATAGTTATTACCACCTGTGCGGTGTTCATTCATATCTTACTTTTATGAGATCGTTAGTTTTTGCTTATGAGATTATGATTGATAAAGTTGGTGAGGATGCAATTGGGGAAACAGAAGAAATCGCACAACTAAGAAAACTTGGTTTGTTAGATGGATATGAAATCAGAAAAATCCAATAAAAGAGTTGTTTTAAACAAAAATGTTAGAGGGTGAACATTAATGAAATATACTTGCAAAAAATGTGGTGAAAATAGATTTTTTTATATTGAAATATCGGTAAAAGCAAAACAAAGGATAGATTTGAAGCAAGGGTCACGACATAAAAAAGTGTATGATATTGATCCTAATATTATTGATGGGATTTATGAAGATATTATTTACTGTGGAAAGTGCAATGAACAAGTAGATACGAAACAATGGATCGAATATTTTGAAAAAGATTATTAATAATTGGTGATGACAATGAAATAAAAAAAAAGAAAATGGTATGTTCGGTTCGGTTTATAAAAGCAAGAAAAAAAGTGTTTAGCTATAGTGGTGTTTTTGTTGTAGAAAAACCTGATAAATCGCGCTATAGTTTCTTGGGCAATAAATTATTGTTAAACAAACTTTGGAAAGCACAAAGGGCCACTGAAAATTGGATTGATGAAATGATTTGATAGAATAAAACACTGATTTTAAGGGGTTAAATACAAATGCACAACTTTGAAGAAATATTAAATATGACTGATGAAGAATTAATAAAATCTCACAACAAAATGTCAAATTACACTTATAGTGGAGATTTTTTTATTAAAGAATATTACAGACGACAACATAGTAAATCAGCTGAAACAGTTGAAAAAATGACAAGGCAAATGTTGACTTTTACAGTTATAATGACTATCCTGACTTTTGTAAATGTTGCAATGGTAGGAATATCTTTACTGAGATGATTAAGTATTTTATTCAGATAAGCGGATAAATGAAAAGAAGTGGAAAATAAAAAAACTGATTTCATCCAAAATTGAAGAGAGGAGGAAGTATGAAGGGGTACAAATATGTTGCATGGGATATTGATGAACATAATTCAAGTATTAACTTAAGCAAGGCAGCGAGGCATGAAATAGTTCATTTTAGCGAACTAAAGACAGCAAAAGGGTATTATGACAAAGAATTTGTAAATGGTATCCATTTTTGTAGAACGCAACATGATTTAATACAATGGGTCAAAGATTGTTTTGAGTGGGAAGATCCATCTTGTATAGAAATTCTAGAAGTAATTCCCGTTGCAAAAGTAAGGCAAAGGAAATATGGAGATGGACGCACAGCATTTATTACAGAGTCTTGTTATGTGAGAGTCTTAGAAGACGATGAGATTGATTCAGAGCTTTTACAAATAATACATTCTCATTTTGGATAAAAAAATATTAATTTAGATCGGATAAAAAATACTGGAGGGCTGAGATGCAGAACAATACTACACATGAATATAAAGTTAAAGGTATTGTAGTAAGAGAAGGAGAAAATTGGTACATTAAAAATGAAGATAAATATTATTTGGCTTCTGACTTGCTTACAGGAATTGATTTAATTAGTATCGATTGCGATAATTATACAACTCGTGAAGGTGATGAAATTGAAATTTATATTGGCGTTAAAAGTAAATAAAAAGATATTAAAGTAAAGATTGAACAAACTTTTTATGAGATGTTCGACAGAAATCATACTTTTTGTCTTGATGAAGTAATAAAAAATAAAAGAAAGGTTGGGTGAATAATGAATAAGCTTGTCATGTGTTTTCTCAACACAGGAGTAGGAAATGAAGAATTTGAGTATGAAGAAACAGATACAATACCGAATTGTATGAATTGCCGATTTAGATATAATTTATCTGTAGTTGCACCTTGTTTTGATTGTAATGGGTATTATGATACAGGAAGATCCTATTTTACGGAAAAGCAGAATATTTTTAATGAATGGACAAAGGATAAAGAAGGGGAAAATTGAACATATTAAATTGATAATTTAATTAAAGGAGAGAAAAGAGTTATAAAGAAAGTATAGTGGCATACGATGTCAAGACAGTTTTTTAATGAATTAGCTGTGTTTTGGTTCATTGTTGAAAAATTGCATTATACGAACGAATGTTCTATACTGATAATAAGAACATTTATTCGTAGAGGTGTGCTATGGACT